TTGGAGGTTTCAATTTGATTGTAGGTAAGTCAAGACGTAAAGGATATTCATATAAGAATGCAGCAGTAGCAGTTAAGAACTACTTATGTTATCCTAAATCATTAACTATCTTTGGAGCATACGAAAAGAAATACCTTTATCCTGAAGGTATCTTTACTATGGCGAATAACTACATCAACTTTATTAATAGTAATACAGCTTGGGTTATGCCTAAAGATGTTATTGATAGAGAAGGTCACGTTAAAGCTAGTTACATTACATATAAGAATGGTGTAAAGATTGAAGAAGGATTTAAGTCTCAAATCATGGCATTATCATTCAAAGATAATGCGGATGCTGCGCGTGGAAAAGATGCTTATGATATATTCTTTGAAGAATCGGGAGCATTTGGTACACCTGAATTGTTGAAGAACTCTTATGCTGCAAGTGAAGATTGTGTTAAGGCGGGTAACATTAAGACAGGTATGATTACTGTGTTTGGTACATCAGGAGATATGTTTGGTGGTACTGCGGATTATGCTGACATGCATAGTAGACCATTAGCATTTGGTATGTTACCATTTCAAAATACATGGGATGATGATAGAGAAGATACTAAGTGCGGTTTCTTCCACCCTATTAACTGGAACATGGAAGGTTTCTACGATGCTATGGGTAATAGCGATGTAGCGGGTGCTAAAGCTGTTGAGAAAGCAGAACGTCAATTATTAATTGATAATGGTGCTAGTACAACAGATATACAGAAAAGAATGCAAGAGAAACCATTTGGTCCTTTTGAAGCATTTGGTATGGTATCTTTCAACAACTTTCCAGTACTTGAGTTGAAACGTCAACTTGATATGGTTAAGAGTAAGAAGTTACATTTAAGTAAAGGAACTCCAGTTAATCTGTTTTATGATGGTGTTGAGAAGAGAGTAAGAGCAGATGCTATTTTAGATGGTAGTGCGAATCCTATTTATCACATGAAACCTGAAACAACTTCATTAACAGGTTGTCCTATTATATATGAATACCCAGCATTCCAAGCACAACAAGAAGCATACAAGATAGGATATGATCCTTATCGTCAAGAGAAAGGAACATCTTTAGCAGCTATATATGTTTACAAAAGTGTTATCAAAGGTTCATTTACAAAGAACATTATTGTAGCTGAATACGTAGGTAGACCTGAAAGTGCTGATGATGTCAATTATATTGCTCGAATGTTTGCTGAGTTGTATAATACCAAGGTGATGCATGAAAATGAAGTCACCCATGTTAAGGATTACTTCAGAAGACGTAAATGGTTGCAGTATCTTGCATTACAACCTGATGCAGTAATTAAAGCAAATGTTAAGAACAGTAGAGTAAACAGAATCTTTGGTTGTCACATGAATGACAAAATGAAAGATGCTGGAGAAAAGTACATCAAAGATTGGTTACTTGAAATAAGTGATTATGATGAAGATGGAAATCCTATCAGAAATTTAGATAAAATCTTTAGTATTGGTTTACTTGAAGAATTGATTGCATACAACAGAAAAGGAAACTTCGATAGGGTTATGGCATTGATGCAAGTTATGTTTCAAGATCAAGAACCTTTAGTAGGAAAAGAATACGAACAGAAAGCAACCATTACAACTACAGGTAAAAGATTGCTCGATATGCGTAATAATATGTTTGTAAAAAATAAAAGTACTCAATTTAACCAAAGAATGAATTAATTTCATAGTTTTGTAATAATCTCTCATTTACATATAAACAATGGCTACAACAACAGGAAACAGGATAACCACAGACCAACATAGACTTACTCGTTCCCAAAAGGAAGCGAATGAATTTGCTTGGTATAAAACTGAAATTGACCGGTATGATGCAGAATCTTTGCGAAGTGCTAATGGTTTCGGAGATATTAGTGAATACAAAAGGATAAAAGTTAACTGTGACTTATATAATGATAAGTTAGATATGTCAGAACTTGCTTATGTATGTACACCTTTTGGAGCAGAAGCAGGAGAACTTCCTGCTACTATGGCAAATAGAGATATTGTATCTTATCGTATCAAGGCATTACTTGGTATGGAATTAAGGAGACCTTTTGGTTATAAGGTACTTGCTACTAATAGTGAAGCTACTACTCGAAGAGAAGAAGAAGAAACTAATAGAATTCGTGAATATGTTATTGAGCAGATTATGATTCCTGTTAGGCAAACTGCTGAATTAAAATATCAAGAAGAACTTGCAGGAGAAGGATTAACTCCAAGACAAAGACAAGAGATACAACAAAAGATTGAACAAGAGATAGTCAATCAAACTCCAAAAGAAATACGTAAGTATATGGAACGAGATCATCAAGACCCATCTGAGGTACTTGGTCATCAAATCATGGAATACTTAATTAAAGAACAAGACCTCAAACGCAAGTTTAACAATGGTTGGAAATATGCATTACTAAGTGCTTATGAAGTTTACTTTGTAGGTATCTTGAATAGCAAACCTATTATGAAGGTTGTCAATCCAATCAGATTCAATTGTGATAAATCACCTGATATTGATTTTATTGAAGATGGTTCATGGGCAGTAGCTGAATACAGAATGTCACCAGCAAATGTTGTAAGGAGTTTCAAACTTGAAAACAAGGAGATTGACAGTATATATAAAGATCACGAACATTATGTATCTCGTAAATCAGAAGATGTACAATTCTTTGCTGAGAATCAAGATGCTTTCTATAATGAGTATGTTGATACAGAAAACACTATCAGAGTAATACATACTCAATTTACAGGATTACGTAAAGTAGGTTTTCTTGATTACATTGACGAGAATGGAGTATTGCAAACTAAGTTCTTAGTAGATGAGAACTATAAGTTTAATGCTGCTCATGGAGATGTAGCTATACTTTGGGAATGGGTTCCTGAAGTATATGAAGGATGGAAGATTGGTGCTGACATATATAAGAATATGCAACCTGTTGAAGGGCAGTCTAAAGACATTGATACTATGTGGGAAACTAAGTTATCCTATCATGGTGCACTTTATGATAATACAAACTCTGCTCCTACAGCACCAATGGACAGAATGAAAGGTTATCAGTACTACCATAACATTGTATTATATCGTCTCGAACTTTTATTAGCTTCTGATAAAGGTAAAAAAATTATGATGAATATTAATAGTATTCCTGAAAGTGCAGGTATTAATGTAGAACAATGGCAATACTTCTTTGAAAGTACACCTTTCATGTGGTTTAATCCTGATGAAGAAGGTACAGGACAGCAAGATGTAAATACAATTGCTAAGGTACTTGATATGTCATTGGCATCTGATATACAACGTTACATCGATCTTGCTGAATACCTTGAACAGAAATGTGGTAAAGCAGTAGGTATTACAGATGCAGTATTAGGTCAAACAGCAGCTAGTAAATCAGTAGGTAATAACCAACAAGATTTAGTTCAAACTTCACATATCTTAGAACCTTACTTTGCACTTCATAATAGTGTGAAGAAGAATGTAATGAATACATTGTTGAATGTAGCTAAGATTGCATATAGAAATTCAAACCTTAAAGTACTTAACTATGTTCTTGATGATATGTCAAGACAGACATTGAACGTGGATATTTCTCTCTTAGATAATGCTACATTAGGTTTATTTATTGAGGATTCAACAGAAGCACAAGAAACAAGGGACTTAATCAAATCATTGGCACATGCTGCTATGCAGAATCAAGCTATTGAATTCTCTGATATATTAAGTGTTGTGAAAGAGAAAGGTACTCAAGAAGCTGAAGAAGTACTTAAAGCATCTGAGAAAGAACGTCAACAAAGAGAGCAAGCTGCTCAACTTAGAGATCAAGAATTCAAAGCTGCTGAAGAAGAAAAGAAACGTGCACATGATAAAGAAATGCATCAATGGGCACTTGATGAAATTATCGTTAAAGAAGAAGAAAGACGTAAAACAGTTGTACAAACTCAAGCTATGTTATCAGTAGGTTTTAATGAAAATAAAGATTTTGATAATGATGGTGAATTAGATGTAATGGAAATTGCTAAGTTCTCTACAGAAGCTAATATCAAAGTAAGAGAACTTGATCTAAGAGAAAAGGAGTTTGCGCATAAAGTAAACGATGATGCCATTAAGAATAAATTAGCAGAAAAGCAAATAAATACGAAAAAAACAGCATAACTCGGATAAAGCTATTACTCACATAATGCATAAGAGTTCATATTCATACTTGGAAATAATAAATAATTAATTAAATTTGTATCACTATGTCAAAAGAACAAGATAATTTTTGGGAACAAGGTGGTCAAGCAGAGGATGTTTCATTCTTTGATATGACAGCACCTGAAACAACTACAGAAGATGTAGTTGAAGCAGCAATTGAAGATGATATTGCTACTCCCGCTGAACCAGCAAAGAAAGATGCTGAAGGTAATGATATTGTGGAGGAGGTCGATCCTCTAAAAAATGTATCCTTCTTCGCAGAAGATGACAATGAATCTGATGACGATGACGAATCATCTGTTGCTGGTACTGGAGATGAGAATAAAGCAACAGTAGTTAAAACTTCAGCAGTATCAACTTTAGAATTCCTTAAAGAAAAAGGACTTGTAAACTACGAACTTGAAGATGGTGTAACACTTACTGATGACCTTGCAGCAGAAATCTTAGAAGATAACTATGAAGATTCAGTAGATGCCGCAGCAGCAGATAAGATTAAAGGTTTACCTGATTTCTTGAAAACTGTTATTCAAGTTGCATTAAATGAAGGAGATGTGATTGGTACTTTGCAACAAGTTATCAATGCTAAGAAAACAGGTATTACTAAAGATCTTGATATGGAAGTAGAAGCCAATCAGATCAAAGTAATGGAGCAGAACTTGAGTAACTTAGGTTATGATGCAGAAGATATTGCTCAACATATCGAAGTACTTAAAGACAATGGTAAATTGAAAGCAATGTCTGAAAAAGCAAAAGACAAGTTCATTGCTGATGATACTAAGAATCAAGAAGCTGCTGTAAAAAGAGCAGCAGAAATGAAAGAAGCAGACAAAGAAAGTAAACGTCAATACAGAGCAGATATTGCTGAACTTGCAACTACTACTAAAGTAGCTAAAGGCATTGTACTTAATAAGAAAGATCAAGAAACTCTCCCAGCATATATAGCAGATGCTACTATTAAATTGAAAGATGGAAGACAGATCACTCCTTTACAAGAAGCTATATTCAGCATCTATGCTAAAGGTAATGAAGAGAAACTCTTTGCAGTAGCTAAGTTGTTTGCATCAGACTTTGATTTAAGTTCAGTAGAACGTAAAGGAGAATCAGCAGCAACTCGCACAGTTAGAGATACAGTACAAAACAATAAAGGTAAAAATATTACAGGGTCTAATACTGGAAGTTCACGTCCAAACAAAGCAAGAAATCTTGCGGATATACTTTAGACTTAATCATTAATTCAATAACAATTAAACAACTATGGCTACATTAGGAAACAGGTTGCTTATCAAAGAGATGGAGTGGCAGTCAAATATGACTGAACAATCTCACTTAGGTAGAGCATTACTTGCCAGACCCGCAAAGGTTCAGAGTACTATGGATAAGTTGTTCTCTGCGCAGAACTACTATTCAGACAATCCACTTGGTTCAGCACTTATGGGTACACCTCATGGTGAAGAAACAATTGGTACTACCTCATGGGAATGGGATTTAAAAGGTGCTGATACGCGACCACTTATTGTGGTTGAGAACATCGAACCTGCTGCTACCACTTACGGTAAGTTCAAGAAAACATTTAAACTGAAGCTCGATGAGAACTGGTACTTGCCAGGAGATGTACTAAGTCCGGGAACTTCTGATAAGAGATTCCAAGTACGTGTACAGAACCAAGTACAGAAACATGGTGATGGATTCGTGTATGTTGTTCGAGTTAACTCGGATGATAACCAAGCAAACATCCCTGCTAAGTACTTGAATGCAGGTCAACAATGGGGGAAACTCTTCTCTCAATACGAGGAAGCTGCTGAGCAATCAGGTTCTACTGTATTCAGTATGCCAATTGCATTCACCAACAAGATGTCTAAATACAGAAAAGAGTATCGTATTACTGACTATGCTTCAACTGAAGTATTGGCTGTAAAGATCGCTGACTCAAAAGGAAAGCTACAAGATTCATGGATGCGTTATGCTGATGTTGAATACTGGATGCAATGGTACAGAGAACTTGAAAGAGGTCGTTGGTATTCAAGAAGTGCTGAAACAGTAATTGGTGGTAATGGTAGACCAGTACGTATGGGAGCAGGAGTTCAAGAACAACTTGAAGATTCTCACCAACACCGTTACTCTCACTTGACTGCTAAGTTGATTGAGGAGTACTTAATGGACATCTTCTATGGTCGTGTAAAACCTGGAAAAGGACGTAGAATTAAAGGTTATACTGGTGAATACGGTATGATTCAATTCCACAGAGCGATTCAAGACTGGCAGAACAAGAATGGTTTTATCAAGAATGTAGAGTTGTTTACCAATAAAGTACAGTCTGATATTCATACCAATGCTCTTGAAACTGGGTATCAATTCGTAAGATATAACATGGCAAATGGTTCTTCTTTAGAACTTGTACATAATCCTATCTACGATGATAGAAGTTTGAACTTTGAGATCGATCCTGTTACAGGATTCCCAGTTGAATCTCAACGTATTACTTTCCTTGATTTTACAGGAGAAGGTGGTAAGTCAAACATCAAGATCATGAAGAAAGAGAATGGTTCAGCCTTTACATACGTTGAAGGTATGTATGGACCTTATGGACCAAAAAGTGGTGGTAGTTCAGCACATGCTGGGTCTTACTATGAAATGCACGTAGAGCAATCTGAAGGTATTCATATTGAAGACATCACCAAATGTGGAGAACTTATACTTTCACGTAACTAAGGAGTGTTTTAGATAACTACATGCTCAGTAAGATGAGCATGTAGTTTTATATAAATGTCAAAGACTAAAAAAGAAGATTATGACAGACTTAACAGAAGATGTAACACAAGAAGTTACTCTTAATAAAAGAAAATACTTGCCTAATAAAACTACATTAGTTGAGGTAAGACCTATTGAAAGAAAGAAATGGCATGGTAAGAATGGTGCTGAAAGCTTCCAAAGAGCGAAGAAATTTCAAGTACTTGTTGATCCTGCATCAATGACTTATGCTACAGGATTGAATGAAGATGAAATTGTAGAACTTAGTAAGAAAGTTAACTATGATTTATCTAATAACTTCAACTCAGAAGAACAACATCCTTTTTGGGATTCACCAATGGGAATGTTTAAGTTGGAGAACTATACAATGTTCTTTGATATTATGCAGCCTCTTAATTATATTAAGATTAAGAACATGCTTGCAAGTAAATACGTTGCAAATTCAATGAAGGAATACGAAGAAGGTTTATTTCCTGAAGCAACACATGTTATTTTCGATGAAGCATTAGCAGCAGAAGAAGAAGCATCTAAAGTTGAATTGAAAGATAGAGCAGTTGTTGCAAAAGTAGCAATGACTAAAGACAGAAAGATTGAAATTATCTTGGCTATCGATCACAAAAATTTGAAAGGTCAAAGCGATAACTTCGTTAACGTAGCACTTGACAAACTTATTCAACGTGACGCACAAGCTTTCTTGCACTATGCAGATATGAACAATGAACAACTTGCCCTTTATGCCCTAGTATTGGAAGCGTTACAAAAAAGTGTATTACGTAAAGATGGTCATAAAATCCTTTACCATGAATCACAGATTGGTACAGATGAAATGGATGTAGCAAGATACCTGCATAATCCTGAAAATCAAGATTTGAAACTTAGATTAATGGCTCAAGTAAACTAAGAGTTATGTCAATAGCAAGTATGCATTACGACTTCAAGATGAAGTTTAACAAAATAGACAGTCAATCAAACAGGAACTTTTTAGTTCCTGAGATTGATTGGATGTTAAATGAAGCAGCAGGTATATTTGTAAGTTTGATTGCAGAACCTCGTAAGAGAACTGCACTAGGTTTTGAAACAAGTGAAAGAAGTATCGAAGACATATATAGCATAGTTGTCAGTAATGATAATCTTTGGCTACCAGTAGTAAACAATGTAGCTGCTTTACCAGCAGATCATTGGTACACTATAAAAGCTAGAGCAAGAGCAACTAAAGGAAAATGTATCGATAAAATAGGAAGAGTATTTGTTGTTCAGCATGATGATATGACAGAAGAGTCTTCCTTATATAATTCATCTTTTGAATGGAGAGAGTTTAATGCTCATCGATTTAATGGAGGATTGAAGTTCCTAACTGATGGAACATTTACTATTAATGATGTTTGTGTCAATTATATTCGCAAGATGAGTTATATGCATTATGCACAAGGTTTCGGTAACGGAACTTATAACTCTCCTTTAACTGGGTTGCCTTTAACAGGGTCTGTAAATTGTGAACTTCCAGTAACCACCCATTCAGAAGTTGTGGATATAGCTGTTATGATTGCTTCAGGCAATATTCTTTCATCATACTACCAACAGAAGTTGGCAAAATTAAATTTTAATCAATTAACTTAAATTAAATTATTATGAGCAATAGAAACAACGATGTGTTTCAGGTACTCGTGACTTCAGGTAATCAAGCATTACTTGCTGCTGGTGCTACAGAAGATACACTTGCTGTAGGTCAACTTGGCTGCTTCGATGCTGATACTGGTCTTTCTGTAACAACTGCAACGAAGAGTTTCTACTTTGCTGTTGGTTTAGGAGCAAGTGGAGGTACTCTTGAAGACATTAGAAGGTCTGCTGGACAGTTCATTCAAAGGAAAGGCATTAGCGCTTTGTCTTTTAAACCTCATACAGCAGGTAGACCTAATGTGTGGAAAGTATCAGGATACAAAGCAACATGTGATACTGATTATGCTGTTAAGGTAGAATTCAGAAACTCACGTATTTACAAGCTTCAAGGCTTTAGCAATTTCACTAAAACTTACGCTGTAAGAAGCGCATGTTGTGATGGTTGTGGAGATGGATGTGATACAGGTGCATCAAATGACTTGACAATTAAATTGTTTAACGAGATCAATAATGACGTTAAGCAAATGCTTACTGCTCAAATTACTGCTCGTCAAGCTGTGACAAGTGCAACTCATGGTACATCAGTTAACTATGCTATCAATGCAGTTATGACTGTAGCTGATGCTAGAGCACTTGATACGTATAATGCGTTATCAACTACAACTGATGCTCAAAAGGTATATACAGATTTGGTTATCATTTCTAAACCTTTAGCTATTCCTGCATCAAACACTACACCAAACTTGCATTTCCACAAGTTTATTGAAACAGCTATCATTGTATCATTGGTAGATGGTTTCTTATGCGCTGGAACTGCAACTGAGGCACAAACTTTAGCGCTTGAAGAAGGTACTGGAAACAGCATCAGACAGAAAGAGTATCATGCATCAGCATGGAATGGAGCAGGACCTTATGTAGTATCTGATACAACAAGTACAGGAAAAGACATTCCTCTTTATGCACTTAACGCAGGGAAGTATGATCAATTCGCACTTGAATATTTCTTCACTACTGAATCAGGTTGGTTAGAGTATTCAAATACTTTGAGTACAATCTTTGCAGTTCCTGAAGCAGATACAGTAACACGTAATGCATTAGCAACATTGCTTGATTTGGAAACAGTTACATTAGGATTTGAAGCATTAGCAGATGATGCTGCTGCGGCAAGTGTAACACCTACTGTAATTGAACCTCAACCAGCAAATGCAACTAAAGATGGTATAGCGTAAGCTATATCATCTTTCCCTTCGGGGCAATAACATTAATACTTATATCATGGGAAACATCATAGAGAAACTAGGTAGACAAATTACAGATTTGTACTCAAGAATTAGAAAACTTGAATTGTCAGGAGGAGGAAGTGGAATTCCTGATGCTCCTAGTGATGGGCAAATGTATGTAAGACAAGGTGGACAATGGGTAGTGTTATCTGCATCAGGAGTAATACCTACACTACAACAAGTATGTGAGGCTAGTACAACAGAAAGTTTGTATGCTGAAACAACACTACCAATGAGAGTTACTTTTAATGGAGGTAGTACTACATTATCAGGTATAGAAGTAGAAACGATTTCAGCAGGAAAAAGTGTAGCAATAACACCAAGTACTTTAGAATATAGAGGTACTGGACAGAATGCTGTACTTAAAGACAATGATGATATAGATACTGAATCAGGAGCAAGAACATTTGTATTTAATGGATTTGCTCAAGGACAACTTGCTTTAGAACCTTAAAACTTATGAGTACAGAACTTGATAAAATGAGAAGACAAATTGTTGATCTTTATAGTAAGATTGATAAAATGTCACAAGGTGGAGGTGAAGGAGGAATACCTGAAGCACCTGAAGATGGAGAACAGTATGGAAGACAATCAAATGAATGGACACTTATTGATAATACTATAGGTAATGTAAGACCTTATAAATCATTTACTGCAAATATAACACAAGATGGTACAGACTCACCAATAGTAATTGATTACATTCTTGAAAATCAGTTTAACTCAGAAATTACTACACAGAGAATTGTTCAAGGTCAACATAAAATAACTTGTACAGAGTGGATTGTTGATAATGAAAAGGTAAGAATATATCCTGAATATGTTGTTAATGGTGCAGGTAATGTAGGTTTGACAGCAAGTACAGGATTTGATTCTAGTACAGGTTCTATACAAATATTTGCGAATCAAAATGGAACACCAAGTGATTACTTTGGATTTGAAAGAATAGAACTAAGAATTTACGATTAATAATAACTATCATTATGGCAGTAGCTTATACATATAAGAAGTACAAAGATGTTTATACGTTGCAAAACATCAACTCAAATAATATCAGTTATATTTTTGAGAAGGTAGATTGTGATAATGTTGAAAACATTGAAAGCGGAGTATTAGTAGCAAATGCTATTTATACATTACCTCTTAATAGAATTGATGGTACTTATCAATTAAGATTAAGTGATGGTAATTTAAATACAGCATTAATAATTAAGTATTATAACAACTTGCTTATTAGCGTTATTAATAGTGTGGAAGTAACTATCTGCAAATGCTGTCAAGATTGTGATGAATGCGATGAAACAGATTATTGTGATGTACAGTTAAGTGCAATCCTAAGTACATTAAGTTATTCAATATTAATGAATCCTGAATATGCTCGATACATTAATATCATTGCTGAAAGCATTAAATGTAAGATTGATGATGTGCTATTATTTTCATTAACTAATAAGTTAATCAATGGTGAAGAAGATCAGAAAGACTTAGTTCTTAAACTAATAGGTATGTACTATCTTGCATACTATGTCAAAGATGTTCTTGCAGCAGAAGATGAAGAAGAAGCTGAATACATTAAACAAAAATATAACTATTCTAAAATTGTAAAGTGCTTGAGAAAACTAAGTATTGATATTGATGAAACAAATGATGGATTCTTAGATACTCCTTCAATTAGAGTACATTACTGGCAAGGAACATTGGGTCAAACTTTTGCTCAAATACAAGCTTTGTTTTCATCTGCGTTTGTTGCTAGCAAACCTTATCAATTATTCGATACTTTTGAACAAGGATATACAGTACCTTATACTGTTGCAGGAGGAAGACCTTGCTTTGCAATTGTAAATACAGATGATATTAACTTTCAATTGAAAGATCAATTCAATGGAGATGTTACTGACGAGTTTGATTCTATTTATTCAACTATGTTAAGAACTACTCTATTTGTTGCTAAAGAACCTAAGGGTATAAGTGAAGTCTACTTTAAATTTAAAAAAATAACTTATGGCATTTAATGATATTATTACAGGACTTCGTGTTGTAAACCAAGAACCTTTAGATCCTAAGAAGTGGTCACCAAGTGAAAATATATTATCATCACTTGGTGCATCAAATACATTAGCATATACTTATTATGATGGTATGCGAGTAGACTGCGCAGCAGAAGGAACTGTATGGGAGTGGAGAGAAAAGCAAGAAGATGAAAACGGACTTACTATTGACTTTGTGTATCCTGCTAGTTGGATAGTTAATGGTATTGATTATTCATCTAAAACTTATAACTTTTTTAAAGTACTTCAAGCAATTGATGTTGATGTAGATATTGAAACAACTACTTTAATTATTACAAAAGAAGTTGATAATGGTAAAATAACATTTACTATTGATACACCTGCTATATCAGATTTAAGACAGTTTGTTGTAAACAATGCTTATACAGGAGATGAAGAAATAGGTACAAATGCAAAACCTTTTAAAGATATACCTCAAGCATTGACTACGTTTATTGGTACAGGAACATTACAATCTCCTCAATATGCAGGAGCATTTATTGATGTGCAGCCAGGAAATGCTCCTTATAATGTTGTACAGCATTTTACAATTAATAACTGTAGAGTACTTGTAAGAAATGGAGCAACTGTAAATTCAAATCCTACTATAAACTGGTCAATTGATTATGAACTGTTACCTATAGGTGTTGCTTCAAATACTATTATTGATGTTGAAGAAGGTGGTAATTTTATTTGCTTTAAAAATGGTTGTAGAAACAAAGGTACAAATGTAGCATCGAGTAACTATGAGATAAGTAAAACAATCTATATAAAAGGTATGGGTCAAATGAAACTGGCTCCTGCTTCTTCAAGCAATCCAAATCAATATGTATTATTTGATTGTAATGCTGATAAAAGTGTAAGAGGAAATGATGGTGGTGCATTGCTTAATATAGAAAATACAAGTATTAATACAGAAGATCAACCTATTATTAAAGCAGGTAGCAATTTCATTGATTTTAAAAACGTTAAGTTTGGAATTAGTAGTATAGGTAGAGCAGTATCAGAAGATTTAGTTGCATTTCAATTTGCAGGATCAAGTTCTATCAGAGCATCTAATTGTACATTTTATTATTATGGTACTAATAATATTAAAGTGGGTATGACTTTAGACAATACTTGTCGTGTTGTTCTTACTAATCCAATTCTTAATGGAAACTTAACCACCTGTTTCGCAAAGAATTTATCAACTACTCAAAAATCTGAACTTACAATGCTAAGTAGTACGACTATTGATGGGTTTTATATTGTTGATTTAAATAATGGTACACCTTTATCAACTCCTAGTAACTTACTATTAAGTAATTTGCTTTCAGGTAAGTGGGATACATTACGAATTAACAACTGTTATATTAACAGAGCATCAATTGATTCTACAAAGATTGATTTAACTAATGCGAACTTTCAAGGATGCATCAACTTTTTTGGAAATCCAATCAATAATGTCATTCAGGTGAGAGAAGATTTACCTATTAGAACAGGAAGAACAACTGGTTCGATTCCTGCAACAGACTTACCAAAGAATACGAAATTTATTAATACAGCAGGAGCAGCAGTAAATACAACTCCTACATTAAGTTGGTTTATTGATATAAACATTTAATAATAACAGATGAAGAACTTTGAACTAAAGGTATCAAAAGATTTAAATATTTTATTCGCAGAAGTAAGATGTTTAAAAAAGAACATAGGATGTTCTGATTCATCAGTTGCTTATGTTAAGACAGTAAACAATATGTCACCTGATGAATTCGGGAATGTGAATGTTGAAGGTGGTGGAGGTTCAGGACTTGAATTAGGGATTACTTCTGATACTGCTTTTAGAGGGGACTACGGGCAAAACGCCTATGTTCATTCTTTGCTGGTATCAGGTAATCCTCATAATGTTAATAAAACTGAAATAGGTTTACCTTTTGTTGATAATACATCAGATGTAGACAAACCTGTGAGTACTGCTCAACAAGCTGCTATTGATTTTGTTGAGTTTACTATAGGTATGCATACCTCAAATACATCTAATCCTCATAATGTTACAGCTACACAAGTTGGATTAGGAAATGTTAACAATACTTCAGATGCAAATAAACCTTTATCTACTGCAAGCATTAGTGCCTTATCAGGTAAAGCAGATTTAGATGGTAATGGTAAAGTACCTTTAAGTCAGATTAATGATGTATTACTTGGTAATGTACATTATAGAGGACTTTATAATGGGACTATAGTTACAGCTTCTCCTGATCCTTCTTTAATAGGTAATCCTTTACCATCAGCAAGTAATGTAGGATATTATTTCATATCTACAGGAGTATTTACTCTTAGTGGAAACTCTTACAATGTAGGAGACTGGCTTATTGCAAATGGTACAGCTTATGATAAAGTTGATAATACTGATGCAGTATCAACTGTAAATGGACAAACTGGAGTTGTAGTTATAGGTAAGAGTGATGTAGGATTATCTAATGTAGATAATACTTCAGATATAAACAAACCTGTTTCATCAGCGCAAGCAACAGCAATAGCATTAAAGCAGAATCAATTAAATGGTACAGGTCTTGTCAGAATGACAGGAACAACTGTATCTTATGATACAGCAGTATATCTTACTTCTGTATCGAATGCTAATGTAACAGTAGGAGCAAACATTGATGCAGCTAAAATTGGTACAGGTATAGTATCTACAACAGAATTTAATTATTTAGATGGAGTTACATCATCAATACAAACTCAGATTGATAATCAATGGGGAACAACAGGTAATGCTCTTCCCGATGCAACTAAAGTATTAGGTAGTACTAATAATGTTAACTTTAGTATCATAAGAAACAATGCTCCACAGTTTATTTTTAATAATGGATCAATAGGAGTAAGTGGAAATACTATGCTTATTGGAGGTAATGTTGGAAACAATGGTAGTTTATTTATTGGTAATGGTTCAGGTGGAGGATACTTTACTAGAAACATTACTGGTTCTGCATCAGTATTTAAGTTCTCTAATTTATTTTCAACATCAACAGGTAACATTCTTGACTTAGAAAGTAATATTGGAGGAACTATAGCTGTAAGAGCAGCTTTCCAAAATGATGGAAGATTGACTATACCTAATGGAACACAACCTACAGATGCGGTTAATTTAAGTCAGGTTACTACACCTGTTGTAGAAGTTGTTACAGCTTCTCAACCTATGAATGTGAATACAAAATATATCGCAAACTTAGGAACTTTAGTTACTTTACCTTTACCTGCAACAGCAGCACAAGGACAACAGATTCTTGTAAGAGGTAAAGGTTTAGGAGGTTGGAAGATTACTCAAAATGCAGGACAAGTAATACATGGTGCATCAGATACAACAACTGGTACAGGAGGTTCTATTGCATCTCAATCAAGATATGATACTGTAGCACTTGAATGTATTACAGCTAATACTGACTGGATCATTATTTCTAATAGAGGAACTTTAACAATAGTATAATATGGCTTTAGTAACTAGACGAGAAACGAGTAGAGGATTTTCCCTTACTGAGACAGGAGGTAATACTTTAACTAATAGTACTGTTGAAACCAGTCTCTTTAGTTACGTTATTCCAGCAGGAAAGATGGGTACAAGTAAAATTCTTAAATTTGAAATCATTTGTCATATTACTACTCCTGCATTAAGTATTCCTTCTTTAACAATCAAGATAAAACTTGGTGCAGCGGTATTGACTATTGTATCAACTGCTACATTAGGAGCAGCAATAGCAGATAAACCTATTAAGATAGAAGGAACTATTGCAAATCTTAGCGCAACAAATGCTCAATTCGTATATGCTCAACTTACAAGTGCAAGTGGTTCAGGATTAATTTTTTCATTACTGTCTGCATCTACTGTTGTAACAGATGCAGCATGGACAGTAGATACTACATTAGATCAAACTTTTGCTGTGACAGGACAGTTTGGTGGTTTATCAGGGACAACAAGCATAACACCTAAATTAGTATCAATCGATTTATCTTAATACTATGTCAATATTTAGCAACATATTTTTATTTTTTGTTAGAAACATTTATCTGATACATCAGGGTTCTTTATCTATAAAGTTAAAAGCAGTAGCTAAACTATCACTTGCTGTTAGTCCTGTTGCTTATATCATAGAGAAGGTGACATTATGGTCTTTACTTAATCAAGATTTCATGGCAGGTATATTGGCTGCTATTATTATTGATTATATCATAGGTTGTATGTATCATGGATTTAAGAAAAGAGATTGGGATAACAAAAAGAATATACAAGGTCTTCTTACAAAGATAGGTTTTGCTGCAACTGCTGCTATCTTGTTTGAAATACTTAGTGGTATGACTATCAAACATCAAAATATATATGACTACTTACAACTTATAACAAGGTTGATGGTATTCTTATATCCTGCTGGTTCAGCATTCATGAACATGAGTGCACTAACAGATGGAGCATTTCCACCTACAGGATGGATCAATAGAATTAAACGTTTCAATAAAGACTTGGATGTTGAGAAACTTACAGGCAGTCAAGTTCCTCGTCAAGAACCAGCATCAGAAGATGATGTGATGCCTAAACCGCCTCAGGATTAAAATTTGAAAAATTGGCTGTACCATTTAATTTTTTGCATATATTTGTACAATGGAAGCAATTAAATCTAAAATCCAATCTCAGTTCAGTCAATTAGAATTTGATGAGGCTGCGCATACCTATAAGGCTCAGGGATTAAAATATCCTTCAGTATCATCTCACATTCATAATTTTGAAGAAGCTGTAAATTGGGAAGAGAAAGCAGGACATGTAGCAAGAAGAGATGGTAAGACTACAGAACAAGTGCTAGGAGAATGGAAAGAAAATAATGAAGAGTCAACAGATAGAGGTCATAGAGTTCACTTGTTTGGTGAACTTTATCCATTTAATAGAAACTTGAAACCATTCATTATGAAGGATGGTAAACCTTGTCCTCAAGAATTAGCAGTTATGAAGTTTTGGAATGATCTTCCAGCACATATAATTATAGTATCACTTGAGATAAGAATGTTTCATCCTTTGTTAAGATATGCGGGAACAAGTGACATTCTATTATACAACATTAAAGATGGTACTTTTATCATAGCAGATTATAAAACAAACAATGATCTGTTCAAGAACTTTAAAGGTAAAAAGTTACTTGCTCCATTTGGACACTTACTTGATTGTCCTTTAAACAAATATCAAATTCAATTATCACTATATCAGATACTCTTTGAACAAACTGGATATAAAGTTTCACAAAGAAAGATTATATGGTTATTGAAAGAAGACATGGTTGTAAACAAGGTACAGTACAAAGCAGGAGAATATGTTATGTTCGATGCTGAAGATTTGACAGATACTTTGAGAAATTATCTATCTAAACAATTAAATTAATATGGCTGCTATAACTATTGGTGAGATGATTGACAGAGTTCAAACTCTTTATAATAAAGGAGTGAAGAGTGATGATACTCGTTTAAAAGATCGCTATGTTTATAGCAAACTTAAAACAGTATGGGGAAAGTTAATAACTCAAAAGATCATTAAGAAACAATTCATTAGTGATTGGAGTTATACTGTATTACCATGTGTAGAACTTATACCTGTTGCTAATCATGAATGTCCTTGTATTCCTGACTTAGGATGCAAAGTATACAGAACTCGTTATTCATTACCTAAATCATTAAGCGATTTGAATGAACATATCATTAGATATGTAATGAACATTACAAGTGGTAGTATAATTAGTCCTAGCACTAGAGAAACTTATATACACAATCAAGGAAATAAATTTACATCTCAAGGATTAAGATACATCATTGAGAAAGGACATATATTTGTGTATGGTAAAAACGTACCTACTTTGATTAAGATTAAATATCTTCCTGAAGATCCTATTGAAGCACTTGCATATCCATCTTTTTGTGGTGACTGTAAAGATTGTGATGATTGTATTGCTATACGAGATATGGTATTTCCTATTGATGGAGATATGATTGATGATGTTATTGAAATGACAAACATTGAAATCGCTAAATACTTTGTACAAGGTAGAGAAGATCTAAGTAATAATGCAGTTGATTCAATAAGAGAAGAAGCGAAGTAGTATGGACAAAACAGAAGCTAGTACAAGAGAGAGTTATGCTGCTTATCGTAAAGCTGTTGATAAACCTCAGAAGATTGAAGTTTATACAAGATTAGCTAATGCTTATAATAAATTTCTATTCGATAAAGTATTCGATGGAGAAGAAGTGACTCTTCCTGCAAGGATGGGAACTCTAATGATTGTTGGTAAGAAACATGGAATTCATTTTTCAGAGAAATCAGGAAGACCTTTACTAGCACCTCATTGGAGAAAGACCAAAGAACTATGGGAAACAAGTGATGTAGCAAGAGCAAATAGAACCGTGGTTTATTGTACTAATGAACATAGTGGAGGAGTAAGATATAAATTTTTATGGTCAAAGAATAAAGTGGCTATTGAAAACAAGTACTTATACACACTAAGAGTAACACGAACAAACAAGAGAAGATTGTATAGAGCAATAATGGCAGGAACTGAATATTATGTAAAACAATAACGATATGGCAGCAGACTTAAAATCAGCAAGTTTTGAAGGCAAGAAAGAATTTACTTTACCTAAAGGAGCAAAGGTAATATCTAAAGAAGTTAGATTAACTGTAAAGGAAATTGAAAATGGATTCATCTTGTGTAAGAGTTACGATATAAGATATACAGCAGGAGATCATACTGATTATGTTTACTTCAGTAAAGAATGGTACTCAGCAACAAATCCTATTGAAGTTAAGATTGATAACAAGGAGATGTCCTTAGCAGATAAATTATAATAAGATGCAAAAGTTTCAATTCGCAAAAGCAGATTCGATATTAGCAAAGTTCAATAGAGATTTCAAAGGTCTTAATATTTCAGAACTCGATGCTGTAGAATGGATTGGTGAAGCACTTGGTTTCATGAAAATTGTAACTGCATCAGAACACGCAGTTGCTTTTTATGAAGTTAAGAACTATCATACAGAAATTCCATTTGGTATGCATTACATTACTCAAATTGCTAGAAACAATGATTGGGAAGGTGAGCAATCAAATCAGTTATGTGTAATTGATACTATTGATTCACTTACTGGTGAATGTGACTTTGAAGATAATCGTTGTATTGATAACTTAGTCAATGCTCATACAGATTGTCAAGGTAAGTTAATAGGTGATTATGAACCCGCTTATTATAGACCTTTCTTTGATCTTCAATATGAATATCTTGGATGGGCACATTCTCGAACAAGACAATCTAAATACTCAACTGTAACTTTAGCCAATCATACCTTTTTTAATACATTAGTTTGCAAAGAAGAAGGTATGGAAGATTTATATACAGATGGATGTAGAGGAGATGAATATACTATTGCAGGAGATTCACTACGATTCAATTTTGAATCAGGTTTCGTAGCAATTGCATATACTCGTACAATGCTGGATAAAGATACAGGTTATCCTATGATACCTGATGATGAGTCAGCAAGAGCAGCTATTACATATTATCTTGGATGGAAATTCAAAGAACAAGAATGTTGGAATCATAGAGAAGGTTCTTGTCAGCTTGCTGATAGAGCAGAACAACATTGGTTGAAGTATGTGAAACAATTTAAGAATAAAGCAAAGATGCCTACAGGAGTAGATCAACATCAAAGACTTGCTAATCAAGGTAATTATCTTATACCTCCTCGTAACAGAACATTTGGTTTCTTTGGGAACTTAGGTTCACCTGAAAAAAGAAGATTTAATACTCCTAACAGAAGAACATACTACTAATGGAAAACGAGAAACTTAATGTTATACAGCCAGGAAGTTTATCTACAGATACATCTCTTGTACTACAACCTAAAGGTAGTACAAGATTTGTGCTTAATGGTGTTAACGAAACAGATGAAGGAGATAAAGGATTTATAGCAAACGAAGAAAGTAATGAAATTTGTTATGAACTTCCAATCAATACTACACCTATTGGTAAGTTGAATGTAGGAAATGAAGATAAGTTATTATTCCTCGTTTCCAATTCAGGAGATTCATTAATTGCTATTGCTGATAAGGAATGTAATCTAAGAGTATTATTTGATGATTCAAATCAAGTTGACAAACTTGGTTTTAAATTAAGTCATCAAATAGATGCTGTATTCAGATTGAGGAGAGGATGTGAAAGAATTGCTTATTGGGCAGATCCTAAAGTAAGATCATTAAACATTGACAAACTTGAAGAGTACAAAAACGATTTAGGTGAATGGGATATTAATAGATTCAGTTTATCTAAGACATATAACTTAGTACCTAATATAGAAAGTATAACAGTTGCTGAAGGAGGTTTACTGCCACCAGGAAGTTACAACATTAGTTTGCAATATATAGATGAGGACTTGAACTCTACAGAGTGGGTACTTACAACAAACACAATTAAAATATATAATGATAGTATCAACAATACTTATAGTGAAATAAGAGGTAGTACTAACAAGGAAACTGTATATCAGAACTTTGGTAATACTAACAAAAGTATTCGTGTCGAATTGAGTAATTTAGATCCTTCTTATGTCTTTTATAGGTTAGCTTTCATTGAGGCTACATCAGGAACAGGACTTATTACAGCAGTTAAATATACGCAGGAGATTCCTATTGAAATAAATAACTTTACATATACAGGTAATAACTTTGAATCAGAAGGAACAATCAATGAGATACTTGCCTTCAGAGAAATCATTGATGAAGCAGATCACATTGAACAATTAGAAAATAAGTTATTGCTTGCTACTACAAAAGGAAGTCAAGTAAACTATTGTAATTTACAGAAGTATGCTTCTAAGATTACTGCTGATTTAGAGTTAAGAGAGATCGAACTTAATACTATTGCTCCAAGTAATCCTAAGAATCCTACAGTAGATATTGATGGAGTTGGGTATATGCCAGGCGAGATATACTCAAAAGGTGTTGTATATGTTTTTGAAGATAATAGTATTAGTCCAGTATATCATATTCCTGGCAGGAACATTGCATACATTTCTAATATGTCATCAGATAACAAATGTTTAGATAGCCTTTATACTGATAACAATAGTTGTGAATCAGGAGACTACTGGGGAGTTGACTCAGAAGGTGCTCCTTTAGTCAATCAAAAAGTAAGACATCATAGATTTCCATTAAGAAGTGATTTAAACTTACCTTTATTTCAACAGCAAATACTTAATAGTTCTACTACAAATGTAAACAAATTGTTTGTTAGAATTCAAGGTACAGTAACTTATACTACAGGTGAAACATATAGAGGAGTTGTATTCTTCGATGTTACTTATTCTATTGGTGGTACAAATACAACTAAGAGAGTTTCAGTTTCTTATGTTTATACCATGTCTGACTTTAACCCAGCGCCACAAGTATTCAAAGAATTTCTAATCGTAGAAAGCGATCAAGTTATTACTTTAGTATCTATGATAGAAGTTTATATAGAAGTTGATGAAGTAACAGAAGTAGCTGAAGCATCAGGTTTAGCAATTACTCAAACTGATGATGCATCTACTATAGATAAGAATATCATTAGATACTATACTCAAATCATGGGTATTAAGTTTGGAAACATTATTAAGCCTAGCTTAGAAGATACTAATGGTCTTGAAGTAATTGGATATTATTTTGTAAGGAATGAGAGAACTCAAGAAGAAAAAACAATACTTGATTCTGCTGTACTTACCCCATTACTAGAAGCACCTTTCTTTGTAGCTTCAGGACAGATCATGCCAAACTTTGAACAAAGAGATGTTGGTGGAGCAACTACTGCTGTAGAGAAAAGTATTAAGAAAGATATGTTTGGAATGATTCACCCTGAACATAAGTTCTTGGGTACAGAAGCAAAAAATGCTACACAGATAATTAAGCAAGGTGTATTCATCTTAACTGATGGTGACAGTCAAACAAAATCTTCAGTAGTTATTGAAGACGTTATGGCAGGAACTTCTTATGATAGAGAGATAGCATCAAGGAAAGAGAAAGATGGAGATGGATTTTCATTACATACACTTACAAGAGATTCCTATGTTAACTACAATTATGTAAATGAACCATTTGCTTCTGATGCTGGTATAAAAGAAATCTTTTACTTGGATGCGCTTAACAGTAAAACTATTACTGATTCGCAAAATGTAAAGAAAGAAGTGTTCAATACATCTTCTGATAATAAGATAGGCATAGTATCCATTGCTACTGAGAAAGATCAGAATGAAACATACAAAAGATTACCTTATGTAATACTTAAAAGACAGAGTAGCAATCCTTATGCTAACTTCAGAGTATTACCTTATTATAAGTCATCAAATAACTTACATAGTTTTGATGAAGAACCTGTAATATTTAATGGAGATAGTTATGTTACTCCTATGCGTTATAGTACTTCTAATTACTATGATTTAAGATTGAGAAGAAGAGCAACAAAAGGAGGAATCTTAAATATTGTGTTAGGTGCTATTGCAGTAATTGTAGGAGTCATACTAACAATCTATGGAGGTGGTGCAGCAGGAGGACTTTTAATATCTTATGGTGTATCATCCATTTCATCGGGTATATCAAAAGAGAATATTTCACGTGTATATAATGAACTTTATGAAGCAGGTCTAAGAGAATGCGTAAAAGATGTAGATGCAGTTTATGTCTTTTCAGCAAATCCTGATGATGATGAGTTTCAATGGATGGGTGATACAGTAACTAATCTTTGGTTTGAAAGTTCTATTAACATGGGACTCAGACAAGGAAGTAGTATAGGTATGCCTGATTTCTTGAACTCACCAGTAGAACAATCACCAGCAGGATTGTTTGCAAGTTTCTTAAATAGCTTCAATGACTTAATGAACTTCTCATCGACTTCTCCCCAAAACGATCTTGATAAATATCTTCTTGATAAGTTGACTGTACTTGATGCAGAGAAAGGTAATGGAAGATTGTATAAAGGATATGCTAGTTCAGAGATATATGAAATTAATCTCGATTACATGCGTATTAACAAAGAGAAGATATTTAGTCATCTTGGACTTGAGTATGATTGTTGTTCAGATTGTAATGAAAACTTTCCTCACAGATGGTATTGGTCACTTGATTCTTTTCAAGAAGAACTTACTGATAACTATAGAATCTTTTTACCTAATAACTACAAAGACCTTGAAGGTGATACTGGAAAGATAACTGATCTGTTTAAGATACAAGATAAGTTATTCATTCATACTGAAGATGCATTATGGGAAGTACCTGTAAGCAGACAGGAAAGAGTTACAGGTGAAATTATATCTTATATAGGTACAGGTGAGTTTGCATCATTACCTGCTAGAAAGATAGTAGATGATAATAATAGTTCAGCAGGATGTTCACATAAATGGGCAACACTTAAAACTAAGTATGGAGTATTATTTGCATCGCATAAAGAAAAGAAATGGTATATCTTTGATGGTCAACAACTAAGTGCTATATCTGATTCAATGATGTTTAACTATTTTAAACAGAACATGAAGTTTCTTATTGAAGATGCATACTATAAAGCAAACAAGAAGAACTATCCTTATATTAATAATCCATCTAATCTCTTAGGTACAGGATACATTTCAGTATATGATACTAAGAAAGAAAGATTGATTATTACTAAGAAAGATTTCATAATTGAAAATTTACCAGCATCTGATTATGAACTTTGTAATGAAGGAGATGCTCCAGTAATCTTTAAGAACTTCTCATCTATAATTGAGAATATGCTTGCAGATGATTTTATATACACAGGTATCATAAACTGTCAGATGGTATTTAGAAAAACTACAACTGTAGATGATGAAATAATTACAGAATATGACTATGTAGATGGAGAACCTATTGAAGGTAATACTTATGATAACAGTTTCACTTTAAGTTATTCATTGAAAGATAAGAAGTGGGTATCATGGCATAGCTACTTACCTAATTTTTATTTATATGTACAAGAGAAGTTTTATTCTTGGAAGACAGGATTGTCTGCATTATGGAAACATAACAGACTAAATCATTATCAGACTTTCTATGGAGAATTCAAACCTTTCATTGTTGAGTATGTTGATGGTAACAATCCATTGGTTACTAAAGTATGGGAGAGTTTGAAACTTAATACAGAAGCTAAACAATGGAATGAAGATACTGAATCATTTGTAGATAAACGATATGTTACTTTCAATAAAGTATTAGTATATAATACAGAACAGATAAGTGGTATATTAGATTTGATGTATAAAACAGAAGATGCAAACTATATTAATAATCAGATCACAAACTCAGCAACATCTATTCCTATTGATAGGAATGAACGTGACTGGTCATTAAATGAGTTGAGAGATATAAGCGTAGATGCATCAGTACCTATGTTCAATAAAAACTTAATAGAAATTCAGAATGATTATTTCATTGATAAAATTGTCAATCCTAATCGAATAAATTATAATAAAGACTGGATGCAAATGACAAGTTTTAGGGATAAATTCTTGGTTATTAGATTAATATTCGATACTTTTGATGACACAAGATTAATTATGAATTTTTCTATTCAAGATACAGAAGTATCAGAAAGATAGTATAACTTTATAAAACATCACACATGAAGAAGAAATATGGTAATGGTACAGGTAGATTAGGTTCTTCATATATTGAAGACCCTGCTACTGCATTAGCAAAGAACAGCATCAACATTGCTAAAGCACAGCAAAGTGCTGCTGATAATAATTTACTTCCAATACTTACAATGATGGGAGGATTACTATCACAAGGAGCAAGTATGTTTGGTAAGAAAGAAGGTGAAGATTCATCAACTGAGAATCCATTACTTACATCAACACAACAAGGTATAGCTGCTTTTGGTAGCAATGGTAACAGACCTATTGATGAAGTTGAAGGAGGAGAAGTAGTTGAAACACCTGATGGACAAACTAATAAGATCAAAGGTGCTTCTCATGAAAATGGTGGAGTAGATGTTACTATGCCTTCAGGTACTCGTGTATATTCTAAACGATTAGAGAAGTTTGGTGAAAGCATGGCTGACAGGAAACTTAAACGTGAGAATCGTAAAGCTAATCTTGAGAAGTTATTAACTAAGAGTCCAAATGATTTAGCGTTAAAGAACAGCCACAGTAGAAGCGTATCAATATTAGATGCTGAAGAAGAAGAAGATTTAAGAATGCAAGAGATGTATGGAATGCTTGCAGGAGTTGCTGAGTTTGCTTATGGTACTGGTCCTGATGGAACAGATGATGATTTACTTGGTGTACAAGATGATGATCTTATTAATAAGTATAATAGTGGTAACCCTATCTTATCAGACTTTCTCGCACCAGCACAGAATGATATTAGTGGTGATGCTGCTTCAGGGTCAGAATCCCCTAATAATCTGAAATCTTCTCTTGCTGGTTTGATGCCCATGCTTGGAAATGCTGTTGGACTTGGTGGTAATATGATTAGTACTTTTGGTCCAATGCGTAACACTTTAGCAAGTAGAGCATCAGATACACCTAACATCAATGCATTTGAAAACTTTGGTAAAGATGCTATAGATGCTAATTTAGAATCTATGGAATTTGCTGCTTCACAGAAAGCAAGTTCACTTAATAGAATTCGTTCACAAGCAAATGGTGCTAAGAGAGCAGGAAGAAATTCAGCAAGAGGAGTAAATCAAATGCGAGCATTGGACTTAGCTACTGAGATGAATGTCAATGAAGCTAATCAAGGTGCTAATGATAGTTTTTCAAGAACTATGATGGAACTCATGAATGCTAAATCTCAACTTGAAAACATGCAGGACTCAGCAGTGATGCAAGGAGAAGCTGCTCGTGATATGAATGACAGGAAAGATAAAGATAACTTCTATACCAATAGAGGTAAAGACATTGCTACTATGGGTGAAGGTATTCAACGTACTGGTAAGGACATAAATGCTGTTGCTCAAAACGAAATGATTATGAAGATGATAAATCAGTTATCTAAATATGGTATTGGTTTTGATAAAGAAGGAAACTTAATCGATCAAAATAAAACGAAATAACAGATGGGTCAATTTTATGATACTACAGCAGGTAGATTTGTAGATGATAAGATGTTTCAAGCACCTTATCAATTAGCACAAGCTGTTATTGGAAACAAAGATAAAGCAATAGATACTGAAATAGCATCTGCTGTTTCTTTGTATGATAAACTTTCCGCAGATGTATTACAACAAGATAATCCACGAGCAAAGGAAATTGTAGCAGGATATGAATCAAAGATAAATGATATAGTAACCAACATACAAAAGAATCCACTAGAATTTAGTAAGTATGGAAGAGACATCAGAGGGATGGGTAGAGCAATCAACAAGGATTGGAACATGGGTGAAATTCATACTATGCAAACCAATAAAAAGAAACTTGTTGATTATTACAATGAACTTGATGATTTACATAAAAAAGATCCGAATCAATTTGATGGAACTTATATTACTTCGATGAAAGCAAATGCTCTCAAAAATTATCAAGAAGGAGCAGGATATAATGTTAATAGAGGAATAGCTACTAACAACATAAATGTTGATAACGCAACAGCACTTCCAAACTTATTTGAAACTTTTTCAAAGGCAGCAGATAAGATGACTGCTGATGGCTACAAGATTGAGAAAGCTAGTAAAGGAGATGGTTATATATATAAGGTAGGAAATGAAACAAAAGAACTCACAAAACAAAAACTTCTTGAAGCATTTAGTTCTTGGGCACAAGGACAAGATGGTGCTAATGCTGCTATTCAACAACGTAAATCTTTAGGACTTGCTGGATTTGAAGATGCAGATGTAAATAATATTATCAAGTATGGTAAAGATGCTAAAGGAAATACTATTGTAAATCCTTCAGATAACTACTATGGTAGAAATGCTGAAGCTATTGCAAATACTTTCTTTAGTAAGAATACTACTCATGAAGAAGATATTAACTCAGATGCAACATGGTTAGCTAATCGAGCAAGAGCAGATAAGAAAGAAGAAGATGCTTATGAAACTGTAGATACTTCTTTTGATAGAGTGTATACAACTGATGCTGGTAGCTTACCTGCATTTAGAACAGCACTTGATAAAACAAATACTGCACTTGTATCTGTTAAAACAGAAGCAGGACAAATGGCTCAGCAACTTGGTATTAAGCCAGGTAGTCAGGCATACAATGAAGTACAAAATGGAAACTTTGCTGTACTTGCTGCAAGAGGTGCTACTAAAGAATGGATTGATGAAAAGACATCTCAATATAGACAGAACTCTGCTAGAAAAGTTGTGCTCGATGCGCAGATGATTTCTTTTGCAGATTATGCTAAAAAGAATAAACTTCAAAATGCTGATAAGATTGGAACACTAGGTTGGTCAAATGATAAAAGACTTAGTGAATCTTATAAAAAATACATTGAAGATAGTAATATCAAGAAAGAAACTGATGTAAACTTGAAACTTACATTCAATGGTATGAATATGAATAAAGCATTGCACAAAGAATATAGAGATACCTTTATGCAGAATGCTGATAATCTTGTTTACAAAGTTGAAGGTACTGCTAAGGGTGGTGAAGAAGTTAGAGAAAGAATGGATGGTACTAAAATTGTTTATACAAATGATCCTAAGAAAGCTAATCAATTCAAGAACTATAAAGATAAAGGTGGTAAAACTTTATATAGTGCGCGATACTACTATGTACCTGATGGACAACTTACAGTAGGTAGGATGGTACAAGATGGTGTGCTTACAAAAGAGATTACTCAAAAGCAAAGTGCTTCAGGAGACGATGAAGAAGAACAAACAGTATATCAAGGATTTAGTGGAGGTAAGAAAGTAGGGTTTACTATTGATGAAAAAACATTAGGATTAGTAAGTGGATATGATGATTCAGGAAAAGCTAATCTTGGCGCTAAAGTTATCTTTGGTAACAATAGCGGTACTCTTACTTTTGATGCTAAACAACTTAATTCACCTACACTTCGTCAAGGAATACAAGATAGACAAGAAGATTTTGAATTTGATTTGTTAGATAATCAAACAAATTGGAAAGCACTTAATGTATCTAAGAACATTGAAGGAAATGTTTATAGTGTAAAAAACGGTAAAGCCTATATTGATGGTAGAGCAGTTGGTAGCGCAGCAGATACAAGAGCAGTTAAAATGATAGTATTAGGATATTACTCAAAACAATAATAATTATATGCTTCAACCTAAGTTATTTAATAGAAAATTAGCGGAAATTCAAGGAAAGTCTCAAAGTGGTTTATCAATTGAGAGTGCTGCAGGAGCAGTTGGTTTAGATCAAGAAGAAATCAATTCTTCTGATACTAGATATGGAAACGTTGATGCTACAATTTTAAGTCAATTTATGTCTACTGCTGATAAGCAAGCATTAGACTATCAGAATTCTGTTGCTAAACAAGAGATTGATTTAGTAAATAAGAAAGAAGTTGACGATGCTGTAAAACAACTTGATGATACAGATAAGACTATTAAAGAACTTGAATCTAATAAAGACAATTATGATACTATTACAAATCCTTTAGAAGTAAGTTCTATTGGACCAAAGAGTACATTAGGTTCACAGAAGATTAAGCCTGAAGTACAACAACAAATTGATGCTCTTAAATCACAGAAAGCAGAACTCGCTACTCAATTTGAAGGACATCCTGAACTTGAAAATATTACTCAGAAGATTGCGACTCTTGAAAACAAGTATCGTAACTATAAAGGTGCTCAAACAGATACTGATTTTACAAGCAATCCTTTCATGTGGGCACAAGAAGGAGTTCAAAACACTACTGCAAACATTGTAAACGCATTCACTAATCCTGAGAAGTCAATGACACCTAAGGAGAAGATTGAATACAATAAACTTATTTCACAAAGAGATACTTTTTACAAACCTATTGCTGCTAAAAAAGCACAGGAAAGAGAGAATGAAGCTATTAATTTAGGTGCTGCTCTATATGAAGCAAACACTTCAGGAGGTAGAACTGTAGGAGATAGAATTAGATTGTTTACTGCAAAGCGTAAAGCTGAATTAAGTAAACAAGAACTTGATGCTTATATTAATGGTGAAGGAGGTAGTGATGCTTTCTTTAGAAAACTTGGTATGTACACAGCTTCTTCTCAAGGAGGTGGTGCAGAAGATGCTGTTCAAAATATATCAGATTATGTATTTAAGAATGAACTTCAAGAGAAATCTGACAAGGTAGGATATGATAATTTAAGCAAAGAAGAAAAAGACTTGTTATATACTTATGCTTCAACAGATGAAGATAAATCTTTCTTAGCAGATAAACAGAAATGGTCTTATGGTTTGGTAGATCAAACTATGCACTCTATGGGATTTGTTAGAGACATTGTATTAGCAGATGCTTTATCAGGTGGTTTACTTACAGCAGTATTACCTGAAGGAAGTGCAGCATTAGGAGCAGGAAGAATTGCTTTGGAAGCAGGTGCTAGAGCAAGAAGAGGAGGAATGCTTCAAATCGGAGGAGCAAGAGTAGCAGCTAATGTAGTTGCAACAGGAGCAAAAGCTGCTAGATTTGGTGCATCTACTTTATTACAAAATCACATGAATCCTGAATATCTTAACAACGAGATGATGAAAGGATCTTATGTTGAGAGAGATGAAGATGGTAATGTAAAAAACATCTTAGTAAAAGATGGTTATTATAATTACATGAAAGATGTATATAAAGATACTGCTATTGCTTATGATACAGAAGCTAAACAATTAGAACAAAAAGAAAACAAAACAGCAGAAGATCAAGAAAGATTAAACTATTTACAAGTCAAATTAGGTATTACTAACGATGTTGGTGAACACAGTTTAGCTGAAGAACTTGAAACATTCAAACCTTTATCAGGTGCTAGTGCTGAACTTGCTGCATTTGGTAAGATGGGTTCAGAAAGAATTGCTGAAATATATACAGAGAAGTTGTTAAGAGGACTTGGTAAACAAGTTGTAAAACTTCCAGGAGTAGGTAAGTATGCTACTAAACTTGAAACAAAACTTAATGATGTAAACTCAGCTTTTAAAAACACTAAAGTTGGTAGATTATATAATTCATTAAGTGCTAATACTCGTAGAGTACTTAATGATGGTAATGGAAATCCTATAGTAAACTCTTTACCTACTGAGGTAATAGAAGAGTATGTTACAGCAGGATTGAATTCTGTACAAGACAGAGATTTAAAAGAGTTGCATGATATGTTTGATGTACAAGCAAATGTTGACATTGCTGCACAAACATTTCTTATGACAAGTATGTTTGGTTTATCAGGTAATGTTCAAACTAATTCTAAGTTAATGTTGAACAAACTTGCTAACAAAAGAATATCAGAAGCTGAAGCAAGAGTTAAATCAATGGATAAGACTTCACCTGAGTATGCTGATAAAGTTGCTGAACTAGAAGAACTTAAAAAGAATCCTTATGTAGGATCATCTGCTGTTAAGTTAATTGCTGGAACAGATGATGCTTCTTTTCAAGGAACTCGTAATTATATTGATACTCGTAATCAAGTAAGAAATAGTATCAAAGAACTCAAAGCAGCTAATCAAGATTCAGATGTAAATCGAATAGTTGATTTGATGAGTACATCAGGTTTCTCATCATCTGAAATAAAAACTAAGATAGCAGCATTGAAAGCTGAAGGTAAAGATAAAGAAGCTAAAAGTCTTGAATCAACTATGTTTCAAACATTAGTATTTGATGCTTTTAAAGGAGGAGTTCAAGATGAATTGCAAACTGCTTTAGGTAAGATGCAAAAGAATACAAAGCTTTCAGAAGATACTAGATTAGCAGCAAACAAAGCAGAACAGAACTTAGATGCTTTAAGCAAAGTATATGAAAGATATAAAGATAAACCTAATATTGGAGCAATCACTAACTTTGCTTATGAAAAATTAGTTTTACGTCAAGGTGCTGATGAAGTATCTACAGAACAAGCAAATATTTCAGAACAAGTTAATGATGAGATAAAAGCATATACTCAAGCTACAGGAAATTATCCTCCTGCTGGTACATCATTAAGTAATATGTTTACTGCTACTTTTGAAGATGCTACTCAACAAGCACGATATGATAAGTTTCTTGATGGATTGTTAAACTATAACAATACTATTATCGATACTTACATTGGTCTTGAAAATTCAAAGAATACTTTGAATCAACAATTATCAAATTCGATGATGGCTTTTAATGAAGCAGTTACTCCTTCACAAGCTACATTGAACAGAGAAACATTCTTAACAGATTTGCAAAAGTTATATGAAGCTGTTGATAGTGGAGAACATACTATTGCAGAAGCTACTTTTAATTATAACAATGATCTTCAACAAACACCTGAACTTATAGATGCTTTGTTTGAACAGATGAAAAGTCGTGTAGGAAACATTAAAGATGGTAAAATATCTAATGATACATTCGAGAAATTAAAAACTAAATTCAAAAATCAAATTGAGGACAGGAAGAAGTTGGAAAATCTTAAAGCGTTGCTTCAAGAACAAGCTAATGTTAATGCTTTACGAACAGAAGAAGAACAAGCAAATGAAATAATCATTGCTCCTACAGTAACAATTATTGATACTGAAGCAGAAGATGATTTCAAAGATGCATTGGTTATAGATTTAGGTAATACAGCAAATTTGTTTGAAGATGATAACTTAGGTGATCCTTCAAATGATGTTGCTGATAGTGAATTTGATTTACAGATTGGAAACACATACAGTCCTGAGCAAATCAAAGCTATAACAGCATTTGTTAAAAAGACTGTAGAGAACATTGAAACTAAGTTAGATAGAAGACCTAGCTTCAGAGAATTTATGTCTCAAACATATAAGTATGCAGAAGATAAGAATCAAGTAAAGAAAATATTCAATGCTTCTATTGAAGGGTGGAAAGCAAATGGATATGAAGCAGATAACTATCAGGAAGTGTATAATGATTTATTCAATCCTTTTCAAGAAGATGTTACTGCATATCTTGAAGCTGTTACTAACATGTTTGAAACTGAAGTACCAGCACAAGAAGTTACTACTTATGATGAATTAGATACCAAAACTGAAGAGATTGAAGAACAAGTTGCTAGAGTTGAACAAGTAACTGTAGCTTATGATGAAGAGAATGTTCCAATAGTAAGAACTATTGTTGATGACATTTCTAGTCAACGTACATTAAACATTGAACCTAAGTTAGGTTTCTCAGCAATTGTATATGATGAAGTCATTGAGAATGGCGTATTGATAAGAAAGTCAAGAGGTTCTGTATTGAACATATCACCTGATAGTCTTATTGATTTCAGAGATCTTCTTAACCCTGATACATATAAGACAGGTGATAAACTTAATATCGAAGTTGCTGATGAAAGTTTATGGTCAGGTATTACTGTATCTAATGGTAGAGATGCTAATGATGATGTACAAACTACATCATTTGCTGCGTGGGTTTCTGAACGCGAAAAGATAGATTCTAACTTTAGAAGTTCTCAAGAGTTTAGAAATAAAATGCCAATCTTCTATTCATCTGATGCTGGTAAAAGACTAGCCTATGTACAAGATACAGATTGGTACAATCCTTTCAATGTAGGCAATCCTTTTGGTGAAAGTAAAGACCCTAACAATGCAACACAAGCATGGTTAGATCATATACAAGAAGGTAAGAATAATACTCAAGAACTTCGTAATAATATTGCTAGAGGACTTAAACAAGTAACTATCAATAAACCTGAAGATGGTAAGTTCTACAAGATACCTGAAGAAGAACCATTGATTACTGTTAATGAAAGTAATCCTCAAAGCGTAATTGCAGTACAACGTGGTACAGATTTGAATACTTCATTTGCTAATCAATTTAGTGAAGGTGTATTATTGAATACTAATTTCAAAGGTGAACGAGGATTTGATAGTAAAACGAATAGTCATACATGGATGATTAATCGTATAGGATTTACTACAAATGATAAAGGAGAAGTTGTACCAAGTTACAGAGCATATCCAGTATTACGTTTAGTAACTAATGATCAAATTGAAACTGTTAAATGGGCATTAGCAGCACACTTGACATTGAAAGGTTGGACACAAGAGTTATCAGGAGTCAATGCAAAATATGCTATGACTATAGATCAAGCTAAGAAGTTACAACGTGACATCAATACAAACATGTCATTTAATATTGAGAATCCAAAAGAGATTATCAACTTTATGAAAGTGTACTTTCAAACTAAAGTTGATAGTGATATACTTGGACCATATAGAAACGCATTATTTAATACAACTGAAACACATGCTTTAATACTTCAACATACAAGTCTCAAAGCACTTGACAACAAGAACATTAAAAGCATTGTTCATATCAATAATGGAGTAGTTACTCCTTTGAATCAAAGATATGAAGAATACTTAAAGAATAACTTGCGTACCAATATCAAATCATTTGATGTGGGTACTAATGCAAAACCGGTATATGCTACAGTTATTCAACCTATTATCAATGTATCTTATACAGAAGTAAGTGAAACAATTAGTCCTAGACAAGAAGCTGCTAATGTTATCATTGAACAATTACAAGAAGAAGCTAAAGTAAATGCACCATTTGATTTATCAAAACATACTGAATTTTTAAACAGTATAGGAGTTGATATTGATTCTTTTGAACAGAGTGATGCTATGATTGATAATACAGATAAGTTATCAAACATCTTCAAATTGCCAGGGAACTTAAACATTCTTCAAGAGAAAGCTATCAGACAGTTCATTGTACATAGTATTGGTGAGAAAGCAAGTTTTGATTACAAATCATTATCTAATCCTGCTAAGATTAAAGCTGAGACTTTATCAGAACTTAAATTATTAATTAATCCTGTAGTTAAGCAGATAGAAAATTTAATCGCAGAAGTAAATGGACAAGATAATTCTACTGGTAAATACGATGTATTACTTGATGCTTATAATAGTACTCTCAAAAACATTAAAGTTGTTCAAAGTAATTTCTCATCAATCTACGAAAAAGGTTGGAAAGATGTTCAGAAACAGACTTCACTTGTCCTCAACGAAGATGAGAATATTGATGAATCAGAAGATGATGTAAATTTATCTATCAAAGATTATAACAAAGATTCTATTGAAGAATCAGGTAAATCAAAAGCATCATATAGATTGAGAAGATTCTTGCATAAAATACCAACTTACAATGTAGATGGTACTATTGCAAAAACTTACTTAGGTCTTCCGCAGTATATGTCATTTAATGATGTGTACAATGAACTTAGTAAGGTACTTGCTATGGGAAGTGATGTTGTATCTGATTATAAATTGATTATTAAGAAATTAGAACAAAGTCCTTCACCTTTTATTAAAGATGTATTAAGGAAATTAGAAACTGCTGATGAACAGATCAAGAATGAATTTGTTTATAACTTTGTTAGACATAGTTTGACTTCTAAGTTTGCTATGTTTGATATGGGTAAATCAGGTACATCATTGAAAGTATATGATACAAACTCAAATGAAGCATCTCGTGTAATACGAGGAATATGGTTGAACAATAATAAGGCATCTGAGTTATTTACTTTGAATGGTAAACTCAATGCAGATGTAGCACAAGATTTAATTACTGAGTATGAATCATGGGATAAGGATTATACTAAAGTACCTCAACAAGAGTTAAGAAATTGGTTAGATAAAATCGGTTATACTTTTACAGATGGAGCATGGCAACAAATATACACTAGCGGTGTATGGAATGCACAGAAACAGAATAATTTTAATGCTCTTTACACTCAAGATAAAGGTGGTTTATTTGTGCCACTTGTTAAGTATCTTAGAGGTGCAATCACAAACCCTAGTGAATTTGATTTTGATAACAAGAAAAATATATTTAGTAATCTTACTGGTGTGACAAATGCATTATCACTTGTAGAAGCACAGTACAATGCTAACTTAATTGCATTGTCATTTAGAGATTCAGGTAAGAACATATCAACTCAAGTACCTACTAAGTTTGTTACTGATATGATTCAAAAGTTGAAAAGAAGTTTGAATGAACAAGGTAACACATACATTGATGATTTACAAGCAATCTCTTTTTCAAGTGAGTCTACTACTCTTGAGTTGTTAAAGAACAATTCTGAGTTTGCTCGATTAATGGAAATATCTCATTTAAGTTTAACTGCTGTTAAACAACGTGGTGATAATCCATCAAAAGCAGGTATTACTGATTTAGGAGATATCGATTATGATCTTGCAGTACTTACAGGTTTCCAAGACAGAAAAGGAGTACAGTTTGGTACTGACAACAAAATCAATGGTATCCCTGTTAGAATGGCACACATGTTATTCCCTACCATGTCAGATAAGACAACAGGTCTATTTATGAGAACATCAGTATTTGATTTCTTAAAAGATAGTAACTTGTTATTTGAAACAGCAGAAGATGGTAAAGTTACAGGACTTGATGATAGTGTAAAGGATTTGCTTTTCACTCAACTTGTTATGCCTGAACTTAAACGTATAATTAATTTTCATCAAAAAGTAAAAGCTACAAATATTAAGAATTATGATAATGGTGCTATGTTATTTCATTTCATACCAGCACTAAATACTCTTACTGATGAAAGTGGTGTCAGGTTGATTGAGAAATTAGCTACTATTGAAAACTATACAATAGAAGATATTGTTGCTCAGTATGGTAAAGCAATGAAAGATACTATTGAGAGAGTAATTAAGAAAGAAGTTGCTTTTAAAATGCAACAATGGAATGGTTATTCACGTACTGATAGAAATGGTAATGCTATACTTGATGCTAATGGTAATACTACATCAACTATGTTTGATAATGATTACTTTACTGAAGTAGGTAAAAGTCCTTCTAAAGATTATGAAATTGGAGTATATGACTTTGTTATGAATAGTTTACTGTTTAATGCAGAAGTATTTAAAATCTTCGCAGGAGATATAGCAAACTATAGTCAAGATAAAGTATTCAAAGAAAAAGGTGCTAAGAAGTTACCATATCAAATTGAAGAACCTTCAACTTATTTATCAATCAATAAAGAGATAGGAGTTAACTTAGGTAAACGTCTAGCACTTCTTATAGCACCTGGAAATAAAGTTGCAAACTCATACAATGAAAAATACAATCAAATCTTTTTAGAAGATGCTGTTGATATTTCAGAGAATGCTTCCTACCTTGTAAAGAACTTTTATGGTCAAAACATAGATGAAGAAATTGCTAAGTATAGATCATTAGAAGATGCTATTAATATTGCAGAACAATCTAAAACAGATTCTAATCCTGAAAAGATAAATAAGATTAAAGATCAAATGTTGGATATGCGTAGAGATTGGGCTAAGAGATTTCCTGATTTAGATGCTTACTTTGATATTGAATCTACTGATGCTCAAGAATATTCTACATGGGCAGAACACTTATCTTTAATGGAAAGAATGGGTAGAATTACTGATAGTGAAAGAAATAACATCTATAATAAGTTATTATCTTTCCAAGACTTGACTAAAGAAGAATTGAACTTAGTATTGCAACCTATTAAACCAGTACACACAGGTAGCTATATCAACCAAGACTTTGATGTTAATCAAATGGTTTATATTAAGTCATCATCTTTTCCATTGATTCCTCAACTTACTGCGGGTACTAAACTCGATGAGTTAAGAGTTGCTATGGAAACACTTGAGGTAATATCAGGAAGATATACACGTGCTTCTTTTCAAACTGCTAATAAAGTTGGTGCTACTAAAAAGACAGTTAATCCATTCGATTATAACTCAATTCTTGCTGGTGTCAGAGAGTATGATGAAAACGATGTTAACTCTACAGTAAGAGTACTTGACAGAAATAACTTCAGAATTCAACAAGATGTACCTTTCAAATCAGATAAGAAGAAAACTGATACAGTATCTATGGGTACTCAGTTCTTTAAATTGTTATTTGGTGATGGTATGTATAATATTGAAGATTTTAACTTGAATGGCAGAACTGTTACAGGTAAGAAATTATATGAACATTATAACTATCACTTTAGTGAGATAGTAAACAATAAGAAACAAGAGTTGTTTATGGACTTAGGACTTGACTCAAATGGTCAGGTATTAAATCAAGTACAATTCATTAAAAGCTTACAGAATCTTTTGATTACTGAAGCTACAAGTAGAGGTTATAGTTTAAAATCATTAGCAGGATTGAAGATAGAACAACTTCAAGCCAAAGCAGGATATTACTATGAGTTCAAAACTCCACTATGGTTATCGTCAGATAGCAACAGATATGAATCATTACTTAATGCTATTATCACAAACAGGCTGATGAAGCACAAGATGCCAGGAAATGGATTTATTGCTGGGTCAGAAAGTGGATTTAGATATACAGAAGATCTTAATAGTGTTGATAAGTCACGTATTATTTACTTAGATTCTTGGAATGGTAGAGAACTTCAAGGTGCTCATACAACAGATACAGAAGGAAATGTTTCATTCAATTCTGCACAAGTATTTGTACCTGCTAAGTTTAAGAACTCAAAGAATGAATTGATTGATTTGTTTGAAGGTTTTAATAATAAAACTAAAGAAGGTAAGTATGTTTACAGAAGAGACAATGGTACATTAGGACTTAAAGAAGGTTCTATTGATAAAGAGTTAATGAATTTGTTTACATTCAGAACTCCTACATCTTCTCACGTATCAGGTTCATCTGTAGAAATTGCAGGTATATTGCCTCCTGAAAGTGGAGACTTGATGATTGTACCTAAGAACTTTACTAAACAGAAAGGTCTTGATTATGATATTGATAAGGAGTCTGCCTATGCATTAAATCACTATGTAGATGATAATGGCGCCATTAGAGTACTTGATGGTAATGCTGTAACAGATATGTTACAGAAATATCAAAACGCTATAGACAAGATCAACAAAGAAAGTAATGCTATTGAGAGTAAAACTCAAGCATTAACTATCTTAAAAGAGATGTCTAATAGTTCAAGATTTCCATTGAGTGAAGAAGACTTGTTAGAATTTACAAACCCTGAGATAAGTGTGCAAGACATTGCTACACGTGCTATGTGGAAATTGAAAACTAAGTTATCAGAGAATGAGTTTATCAGAACTCACTTAGTTGTATTCAATAACCCTAATCCTGTTGTACAGAACAAGATCAATAAAGTCTTATCTATTGATTTTGCAAAAGAACAAGCTGCAGCAATTGAAAAATTAGAGGCTGAGGGAGAAAAAAATAAAATTATTGCTCAATATATCAAGCAAGGATTATCACCTCTCGAAGCAGATAAAAAGTACCAAACTGAGGCTATGGATTATACAATGCTGACTTATTCTTATCAAAAAAATAAGATGAGTTTGGGTAGTATCGGGAAGATTGCTATTGGAGTATATGCAAACTATACTACATTCAATGGACTACTTCAACAAACTGAGGAACAAGTCTTCATGCGTAACAAAGAAGGTGATCCTACAATAATTAAGATTGGTAAATATGAAAGCAACGGTATATTAGGTGCAGAAAGAACACTTGATGGTGAGAGAACTACTGCTGAAGTATTTGCTGAAAAGGAAAATACTGCAACAGATAATGAGAAAGAACAAGTACTTGGTAGAGTAGGTGTGAATGAATCGACTATTAATGTTGATGCTCACATGACTTTACGTGGTTTTGATAAAGATGAAAATGGAAACTCAATATCATACATGTTACTGTCTCAACCTTTAGTTAAAGAACTTAATAAAAGACGTAAAGATAGTAAAGGTATTCTTGGTGAATATATTGATGATAACAGTCTAATCAAATCAATGATTGAATCGTTATCAAATAATACTATTACTTATATTCAATCAGGAGAAGGTATGGATTTGGAGTATTATTTCACCAATAAGTCTGACATGTCACAAGTTATTATTGATGGTGGTATGTTAAGTGGAAATAATATGCTTGATGGTATAACGTATAATGGTGAAAACTTAGATGTACAAAGAGAAGCATTCATGACTTATATTGAACTTGAAAAAGAAGCTAAAGCAGTATCAAGCATTCAAAAAACTATCAATGTTAATACACTTGGTAAGTCAATGATTGAATCTCAATTGAAATATGAAGGACTTAAAGTATTAGCTGAAAACAAAAAAGTATCAGGAGTTCATAATTTACTTGGTAATTTCTTAACAAAGAAACCTGAAGATGTTAACAATGGATATTGGATAGGAGATTACTATGTAGTTCCTACTACACCTCAAGGACAGATTGTTATCAATGGTTTACATTTAGGTAATACTTTGTATAAAGACTTCTTTCCTTATCAAGATAAAGCAATACTTGATGTTGTAAACGAAATACTTTCAGCTAAAGGTAAAGATAGTGTATCAGATGCTACAATGATTGATAACTTTGAAACCATTGTGGAAGGTATCAGAAAGTATATTAATTCTCGTCAAGGAAATAACATCTTTAATGTATCTCCTAAAGCTAAGAGATTTGATTTGTTTAAAGATACAGAAGATAATACTTCTCTTTCTACTTACATGTTAACTATACTTAAAGGAGATACTACTGGATATAAAAAAGGATTGAAGTTCTTGAAAAATAATTCATTGATTAAAAGCTTTACTTATGATACTGGTATTGGTAACAATGAAGTATCTACTATTAAGTATAACAATGCTGCTACTGATAACTTAGATGAAGAAGATTTATACAATGCAATACCTGAATTAGTATTAGCTAATTTACCATTGCCTGAAAGAAATGGACAACCATATTCTACTATGCAACTTGCAGAAGATTTGGTAGCATATTCATTCCTTGAAGGAGGTGTACAAGAAGCTACTCAGTTTATCAAGTATGTACCTGTTGAGTTCTTAGAATCAATTGGGCAGATGGAAAATGATGTATTTGTACCAGCAAACAGAAAACTTCAGGGATTTAACTCCAAGAAGAATAGTGGTATTAATATTTTTGCTATAGCATTAGGAATGAAAGAAAATGAAACAAGTACATTTACTAAGCAGTACTTTCAACACAATCCTTCAGATGCTGCAAGGGTTTCATTTAAAGATACTCGTGGTCAAAGTAGTTTCAAATACGTAAACACTATTGGTAAAAGTCCTTCTTTTGTTAGCATGAAAAACAAAGCAAAAGATGAAATGAACAAGTTCACTTTGTATCAAAACATGGGTAATGGTAATTATCAAGAGATTGATACACTTGGTAACTTTGGCATCAGTGAATATGAATATAAAAATGATGCGGTTGCTTCATTAATGACTAATAAAGTTAATGTTACTCCTGTAGCTAGTGTACAAGAAACAGAACTTGCTGATCCATCTATTACTACTGCATTGAATATTGATAACAATACTTCGATTAAAGCAATACTTGGACAAATATCATCAATGAATTTTGCTCCTGAGTATGCTCACTTATCTACTGCTGCTGAATGGTTAGCACCTTTAGCTAAAAATAAAGGAGTATTTAGTTTTGATAATACTATTCGAGGAGCAGGTTTAGCAATGAGAGAAAGTCTTGATATAAGATTAAATCCTTCAATGACTATTCAAGAGAGTGATGAAAAAACAGCATTGATATTCTTACATGAATTTATTCATACTGTAAGTACTAATGAGTTATTACAATACTTTAACAATGATGGTTTAACATTGAAAGAAGGTTTAACAGTACCTTCTTATGTTTCAAACTTGTTAACAGTATTTAATGAGTTCAGAAGATTACATTCATCTGAAATCAATCTCTTGGTTAATAAGATGAATGGTAAAACAGATGCATCATTGAGTAATGAGTTTAGTGATAGAGAGAAAAATGTTATATATGCAGGTACAAATATATTTGAGTTTGTAACAGTTGCTATGACATCTCCTATGTTCCAAGAAGAGATGAATAAAGTGTCATATAAGAAATCAGGTTTATCATTAATTGAAAAACTTAAAGATGCCTTGATGAGATTATTTAAACATATCTATCCAAACATTGCTGAGAACTCAGTTGCAGAAGCATCTATTTTAGCATCTTTGGATTTTGTTCAAGAAGAAGCTAGTAAACGTAGAAGTATTGAACAAGAAGACTTGTTGCCTGCTGATATTATGTATGAACTTGAAAGAGAAGATGCTGAAAGACTTCAATATGGAGGATTGACAGAACCTGATATAGTCAATGATGTTGAATTATCAGACCCTGATAGTCAAAATATTACAGGAGAAACTATCGATTTAATGATTGATAATTTAGAAAATTTGCCTAACTTTGAACCATGCTAACTAAATAAAATTATGAGTTGTATAGGAGATAAAATAACAGAAGACTTAATAGGTAATGTAACTCATCCAAAGAAAGGGAACTTTACTATAAAAAAAGACAGTATCTTTATACCTGATACCGTCTTATCAGAAAATGGCAGCACTTATGGTGTTGTCAAATATGTTGAGCAACAACTTAATAAAAGATATGCAGAACTTTATGGTACTCTTGCTAATGACAACTTAGGTCAATTGACTTCATTAGTACCTTTTAATGATGGAATCAGAATTGATGTTGTTCCTTCTAAATCTGTAGAGAAAGCTATAGAGTACAAACAAGGTGAAGCCACAAGAGAAGAACTTAAAGAGATGATTGCTCAGGAATTGGCTGAAAATGAACAGAGTGATTTTGAAGTAAGAGATCAAGAAGGAAATCAATTCTTCGATCAAGAAGGAAATGTATATGCTACATTAGATGATGCTATTGCTGCATTTGAAAGAGAAGATCAATCTTATGATAGCTTCTTTCCATTAGCAGCACAAACTGTTATTCAACCTAACTACGAAGACTATATTATTCGTAAGCAAGAGTTGATTAAAAGAATGGATAAACAAGTTGAGAAGTTATATAATGAAAAAAGGAATCTTAATACTCATGGTATCAATAAAAGGATTTCACGGTTTACTAAGATTAAGGAACAGCTTGAATTAGACGTAGCAAGATTTACATCAAACAATGATAAGCATTCACTTATTCAAGAATTCTTTAATAAAGACTTTGATTTAATCAACAGCTTACTGGAAGAACCTAGCTTAGATAATCTTTTCTTAGCTAAAGACTTATTCAAATATATCAAAAATACAGCAGATATACGATTAGCTAATATAGAGAATAAGTTATTTACACCTAAGGCTAATACAACTTATAGTCCTGAAGTATTAGCACTGATTGCAAGTGTACATGAAAGAGTAAATCTTCAAGAACGTGATATAGAAGAAGCAGTTGATAAAGTGTTCATGACACTTCTTGAGAAAAATCAACAAAAACTTGAATCTTTATATCCTGATAAGAATCTTGAAGAAATTAAAGAAGAGTTATTGAAAAATCTTCAGGATATTACTTGGATTGAATCAATGTTTTTCGGACAAGGAGAAAATGTAACTTCTTCCAATAACATCATAGAGAACTTGATAAGAGTTGAATATGAAAAGGAAGTAGTTAAACAAGAAGGTAAAGCACAAACAATTATTGCTGACATCAATGCTTCTCTTCCAGCAGTTGAAAAACATCTTGCATTATTAGGGAAGAAGATTAAATCTACTTTAGGAGGAATTGTATATAGTGGATATGATTATCGTTTTCTATATCAAGTAGATAAGAAAGGTGATTATAAGTCATCGCTTATTGGTAAGTACTCCTTGCAATGGGAGAACTTCATATACAACTTAAACAAAAATCATAACAATAATATTTATCTTGCAAGACAAATGAAAGACTGGGCAGAAGTTGAAAAACTTTTGATTGGTAAGTTCAATGACTTGAATGATAAATCAAATTTTGTAAACTTTACATTGCTTCACGATATATTTAATGATCCAATCTATGATGAATTTAAGAAAGGTACTGATGTAGAAGCTAAAGCATATAAAGATAGTCTGATTCGTAACATTGGTTTTGATGAATATCAGAATGTTATTGAGGAACAACGTAATCTTTTAGATAACTATCTTGAAGAAGTAGATTTGATTACAGAACAGAAGCTATTAAGTGAAGGTGTTGCAGATGTAAATGATTTAAGTGATGCAGCAAGACAGAACCTTAATTTGAGCATTGCAAGGTTGAATCCCGCCACATTTCTAGAATCATTTCTTGCTGGTAGAAAAGGAATGATTGAATACACTATAGGAACTCAATCAAATGAGAAACCATCTTATTTGAAATACAATACTGTAGTACCTGCGAGAAAGTCTTTAACAGGTAAAGATACAGGATTCTATGATGCAAACTTCGATATGATTGAAGATAGTCCTGCTTTATATGCATTGTGGGCAGCTATTAAAGATGGTACTAAACTTATCAATGAGAATTTAATTGATTCTAATATAAGTGTAAAGAAAAATTCATTACTCTTATGGAAGAAACAATTTGCTGAAGAGAGTGTTAACAAGGATGCTAAGTCTGTTATAAAACAAGGTTTAGGAAATATGTTGAATTTAAAACAGTTTATTAAAGATATAGGAAGTGCTAAGTTACCTGATTATACTGCTAAAGATACTGTAGTATTACCAGCAGAAGTCAAATCTTTCAATGCAGCAGTTCATAATGACTTTGAAATAAATAAAACAGAACTTGCTAATATCTTAGGTACTCGTATAACTGATGAAACTAAAGTTGCATATAAAACTCTCTCGTTAGACCAGCAAAAGAAGATTTATGAATTATTCGGATTTACAAATTCTCCTGATTTTGAAAGAGCATCAGGTGGATTATTTAAAGTAGAAGCACTTAAGCGTTTTTCAGAGAAGAAGATCATGGATCAGCAAACTTTGAATACTCCTTTAATGATTAAAGCATTACTTGAATTCTCAGCAGAACATAGAGCAAAGACTAATTCTCTAAACGAAGTAAATATTTACAGAGAAAAGAGTAATAATATACGCAATCAAGAAAATACTTTATTCAGTAAGGAAGGTACTACAAGAAAGAGTGAAGTAGAAAGAAGTGATTTCTTCTATAAAACAGTACTACTTAATCAAAGAGAGAAAGACCATTCAGGAAACATTACTAAAATATTGACAAAGTGGGCAGATAAGAATGAATGGAACTTTGTTGGTAGACATTTCTACAAGAACTTTAAGAAAGATGAAAAAGTAATATATGATTCCGCTACTAAGCGATTAGCTAAAATAGAAGAAGAACTTGCTGACCCTGCTATCAATGATAAAGTTGCAGCAGCACTTCTCAAAGAACAAGAAGATTTAAATGCTCGTATTAGGTTGCTTGGTAAAGACTACTTAGCAAGTGCTGTATTTGATAATGTAGTTAATAAGTTAAGTGTACAAGTTGGATTAGGATTTAATATCTTAGCTAACATTAAGAACAGAATGCAAGGACTTACTTCTCTTATTACAAGAGATGGTGAGTTTTGGCAACGAGGAAATATATATCCTGTTAATCACTTTATAGGACTCAATAAAACTCGATTCGTCAATCCTTCATATAAAGAAGAATGGGACAAAGCTAACTTGTTTATCAGACAGCTTAATCTTATACAAGATGGTACTAATGAAATACAACGTGCTGAAAATAAAATAAAATCGAAAGTGAGGTTTTTAAATCCTATGTATGGTACAGAAGTTGTGGAATGGTATAATCAATCTTCAGGTATTTTAGCTATGGCTATGGATGTTGAAGTGACAGGTACGAATAGTAGAGTACCTTTATTTGATGGTTCTACTTTTCCAGCATTTGATATTGTAGATGGTACACTTAGATTAAAAGATGAATTCAGAAATCCTGAAAACATCGCTCATTTTGAAGATGTAAGTTCAGAGGAAATGATTAATTGGAAAGCTAAAGTGGAAGATATGACACGTAGCTTAAATGGAGATTACTCTAAGACAGGAGTTACACGTATTAAAGGAAGTATCTTCACTACTCCAATTATGATGTTTAAAACATGGATTCCTAAATACATATCATCAAGATATAGAATAGAACAGAAAAATATATTGACAGGAGAAACAGAAACTGGTTACTTAGTTTCTACTTTCTTAAATAAGAAAACGTCTTTCTCAGGAGGAATGATGCTAGCAGTAACAGGACTACTTGGTATTCTAAGTAGTTCTCCTGCTATTATTGCATTGCCTATTTTTACAGGAGTTGCTGCTATGGGATTAGCAAGACATCATTTATCTAAGAAAGCAAGAGTAAATCAGTCAGCACCTTTTGTAGATGATACAGAACCTATTGCTATATTACAACAAGCAATGTATGTGTTGAAATCTTTAACACCTTGGCAATTGGCAGAGATGCCTGTTAATTCAATACTTGGTAAACAGTTTATCAAACCTGTTGAATTCAAAGGTGATTTAACTCCAAAAGAACAAAGTGATGTAAGACTGATGATGCGTAATATGCAGAATGCAGCATTACTTATGTTGACTAAACTTGCAATTCAAGCCTTTCTTAGATTCAATGATGAAGATGAACCTAAAGGTAAAGCAGGAAGTGAACAACGTAAACGTTATGAAAAACAGCAAGAAGAAAAAGAAAAATGGCAAGCAGAACATAACTTTCTTGAAAATTTAGTTACAGGACTTTATCAAGAAACTTCACTTGCTGTAGAACCTACTTCATTACTCACTACTATGGGAAGTAAGAATGGATTACAAGGTCCAATAGATAAGATTATCAAAGCAAGTACTGCACTAGCAAACTACAACAAAGATGAAATACAAAAAGGAGCGAGAGCGGGGCAGTCTAAGACTGGTAATGCATTTCGTAAATGGTTGTTACCATCATTGTTTAGAGATTTAGGACATGATACATGGAGAGCAGGATTTGAATCATCTATGGAGAAAGAATGGGTTAACAATGAAGGAATTGATGGAGTATTCGATTCTCAATATAAAATTGATAAGAAAGAAGCTACTGGTAAACGTTCATTAGAGAAGTTACATTATCTTCAGGAATATGAAGAAAAGAACAATGTAAACATGGAAGACTTATCTACAAGTAAGCAAGATAAGATCGAGAAGAAAGCTAATAGAACAGCTAAGAAAGCAAGTCCTAATCCTGATCGAAAAGATTATGATGAAGAGCAAGAACTTAAAGATGAGTAAAAAAGTAAAGCCAGGAATTTTGATTAGTCCCTGGCTTTAATTTTATTTATCTGCTGTACTTCTCAAGTATAGCTTTCAAGTTCTCAATTGATATACATTCTACTTCATCTCCTTCAGTAGTTTCAAGCCATTCAGTATTTGCTGCAATCTCTTGACGCATAAGGAAAGTTCTATAAGGTGCAATCAATTTTGCAACGTCATCTACAACTTTTGTATCAGACATTTCTCTTTCAAGATTAGTCATTTCATCGAGTATCTTACTATCATTTTCTGAAAAATAATGATTTGTTGCTTCACAATCATCTATAGAACATCTTCCACAACAGTCAAAGATTTTCCATAAGTTCTTGGCTACATCTTTAAATAACATTATATCTCTTTAAATTTAAACTTTTCAAGCATCTCTTCATCGGTAGCAATTACTCCTTTTACATTACGAAGATATTGAAAAGCATGTTGTTTGTTATTGAACTTAATTGGTTCTCCATCATCTCCTCGAAGAATTTGAATACCACCATCAGCAGGTCTTCCTACAATGATTTTAACAGCTTGTGCAAGTTCCCAAAGACCTTCCATTTTAGCAAGTTGTTTACTAATACCGTATTCAAGCGCATCATCATGTGTAGGAAATTCAATACTCTTGTTGTTATTGTCTGACATCATTCCAATACCAATACAGTAACACCAATAGATATTGATTCGTTTCATGAAAGTACATTCAACTGGATACTCAACTTCCCTTAACCAATATTGAATATCGGTTAAAGTAGATCCTTGTTGTCCATCAAAACCTAACTTAATAGCTAGATTTACCATAGCTTCGCTAGCTATCTTCTGTCTTTGTACCATATTACAGACCTTTATTATTGCGTTCTTCTAGTCTCACAAGTCTGTCAATTTCAGCAGCAATTAATCCGCCTGCTGTAGCAAGTTCATCAATTCTATCATCATATTCTGAAGCTTCTGATTCAAGATATTCCCATGCTTCTACTTCATGTTTCATTTGTTGAGGCATAGCATAAACTGCTGCTCTTGTAGCCAACATTTCATCTGTTTGTTTATCATCTATTTCATTACTATGACCATGTTTAGTAACTTGTTCGATTCTTTTTTGAGCAATTAACTCACTTCCTGATTGTCTCATTTTAAATTGTGTTTTAAGTTGAACTTCTTTAAGGCTTCTATAACGATATTCAAATCTATTGATTGTTTGACAAGAACTCGTTTTTTGCCAACTTGTCTTCGTGCCACATAACTTTTACCATTACCATGTTTACTTATGTGTTTAGGTAATCTTTCAGCAGGTAATTCAATTTCTAAAAGATTGATTATTTTGTCAACAATTGCTTTATCTTTAACAAGAGTATTGTAACACATGTCATCAAGTTTAGATACTATGTGAAATACTTTTCTTATAAAAATAGTATCTTCTTCATTCAATATATCAAGTTCCTCTTCAGATAAATTATTCATTAAGGAGTTGTATATTTCTTCTTCCATATCTAGAAACTTAACCAATTAGGGGAATACATAATTCCCACTCCTATGAAACCTTGTATCACAGTAAAGTTACCTGTTCCTACACCTAATGCTCCAACAGGACCAATATGTATGTGTTTAGTAGGAGGAAGTTTTGTTTTCCATACACGAAGTTCTGTTACTTCATTGTAAGGATTGCCAAGTTTTACATCACTATAAGGTTTACCTTTACCAAGTCCTAGAAAACCAGTAGGTTCAATACCAATAACAATATCAAGTTCTTCTTTAAATTTAAAAGATATACCTGTACTATCTTTATTCATTTGAACCTTTCCTTTTACCCAACTGATAGTATCAGTCTTTCTAAATTCTTTGAAATCAAATGGAGTTATATAGGTAGGATTACATGGTTCATCTTTGTTGACAACTACTTCACCTGTAGTAAGAGTAGTATCAACAGATGCTTCTGTACTGATTACAGCAGCGATACCTTCGTTCTTGAGAGACTTCTTATTCTTTTTTACAAGTTCTTGAAGTCGTTTAATATCTTTCTTATCAGTTTCTAATGCAAGTAATTGATCTGCATTTTCAGTTTCCAAAGTAGTGATTCGACCATGATTTTTACCATCCTTATCTTTATAGTTAAGTAATGTATCATTAACTGCTTTATACAATGTGTCAGCCATAGCAGCATCTCTGTTAGCTTCACAAGTTCTGACACTTAGCAGAATGATAATAATCAATGCTACGATTCCACCTATGTAAAAACGCTGTTTCCATTTAAAACTATACTGGTTAATTTCGCTTTCAGTCATTCTTTGCTGGTATTAGATAACCTATCAAAGGTTACAGATTAATAATAGTTCATATTCTTGTTGAGTAAAGCATTCATCAGGTCTTAAAGGACGCTCAAATCTTTGATGAGGATTTTCTCCATACTTCAACATTAACAAATCTTGTGTGGTTATCCACATACTTACATTATTAATTTTCATCATTACTACATCATGAGAATTCGTTTCAGTATTGTAAGGTATATTTATCTGATGGATAATAGCCATCATAAAAAACAATTTCTTTTCTCTGAGTTCAAGTAAATGATTTGACTCATTCATGTTTGCATGCCATAAACCTTCTTTGTAAACTAGACCTCTTGCTTTCATAATTTACAACACATTAAAAGTTCATTTTCATCAAAATCATCATCTCCAAGATAGTAAAGTTCTTCTTTATTTGAAGTAGGTCTGAAATCACGTATTCTTAAATTGTGAAAGTTTCCTCCACAATATTCAAGATGTATGAAAGCATCTCTTAAATTAGCTTGTCTTACAATAATATTACAACCACTTGCTTTATACTCTTCAATTACGCGATGTATTTGTCGCATAAGTTCTTCATCAGTTCTTCTTGTATCGAGAAAAGTAGCAGCATGATCTGAAAGATAAATACGTTCTCTTGTTTCAAGTGCTAAGTCAACTAAAATTTGTGCTTGTAAACGAGTTCTTCCTGATCTTCTGAAGTCTCTTCCATAGAAAGCTTTTAACTTCATTGCAAAGTCTTCATCATTTGCAAAATTATAATCATTTTCTTTCATAGGAGTTTGTTTTAAAGGTTCATTAAATACAGCATATTCAAAAATACGTTGTGAAACCATTTTGCCTGAATATTCTCCATGTCCTTGAGGTACTTTATATCCTATTCGTTTACCTGTAACAGGATGTAGAATTTCATCAGCAGTACCCGTTACAGTACGAATTTGAGGTAATGAAGTACCTCTAACTTTAGAAGGTACTCCATTATCATCTATATCTATAAGATACATTATTCCTCAGTTTTTTCGAGTTGTTCTCTCTCAGCATCTAAGTTTCTATTCAATGCTGCATCTTCTGTAAACTTCTGAGGGTATCTCACCATTAACTTTGTAATGTTATTGGTAAGTATTTGAAAGAAATCTAATTTCCAAATATGACAAATGAAAGCATAAAAAGCTAAGTTCTTTTCAGCAGCTGATTCGTCATATTCACTTACAAATACACGAGCAATTTCAAGAGTATATATGAGATTTATTTTCTCATTGTTTCTGTCTGTTACATCTTCATTGTACAACCTAATATAAAGGTCGAGGTCTTCTGCAAAGTAAAGATCATTGATAGGAATGTTTTTCATTCTCAAGTCATTTACTTCATACCATACAGCATCTGCAAGTTCTTCACCTACATTCACTAAGTCAAGAGGTTTATTATAAGCAAGCTTCTTTTTAAAAGGATCGAGCATTTCACCCATTTCTGTTTGAATACCTGCCCACATGTGTAAGTCGTTTTCAACTTTTCCTAAATCAGGACAAGTTCTTGATGCAAGTTGTTGATATTCTGCAAGTGTTTTAATTTTTGGTATCATATTATTCAGTTGGTGCGAACATGTCCGCTTTAAGTGGTGGAAATGATTGATAGTTCTCGAAGATAAAATCTTCATGTGTCAATCTTGATATGAATTCATCAAAGGTTTGTCTACCTTCTTTGTATTCTTTTAAGTGTTCAAGGTAATGTTCTGAGAAAGATAATTGACATCCTGAAAAAGCATGTGGATTATTACTCAACTGTTCTCTTACAACTTCAATGTGAGGTTGATAAAAGTGAACATTTGATAAATCTCCTATAATGCTCATAGGTATCATATCAACTATACTACCTATGATATAAGATTGTAATGCATAACTTGCAATGTTAAAAGGAAGACCTAAAAAAGTATCAACTGAACGTTGATGCCATTTAAGTGTGAAACCATATAATGGAACATGCACAAGTTCTTCTAACAAAGTAGCTTTTGCTTCTTCATCTTTGTTTTTACCGAAACCTTCTAACCACAAAGCATTCAAATACTCTTGGTCTTTACCTGAATATTCAATACGTTGTGAATAAGACAATGGTCTTGGTAATACTTCAAATGCCCAATGACAAGGAGGCAAAGCTGTTTGATCAAGTTCTGATGGATTCCAAGCAGTTACAATGTGTCTTCTTGAAATAGGATTTGATTTGCGAAGGTTGTGAAGAAGTTCTATGATTTGATCAACATTAGAAGGTATATATCCTATTTTAGTACCTTGAATATTAGTCCAATCTCTCCATTGAACACCATAGTTTCTACCTACATCTCCCCATAGTAAATCATTTTCAAGATCAACTTGAAATCCTTTTTCATCCCCCTTATACATAGGATGCTTTTTCTTATGATAAGTCAATGCATCTTTGTTCCATATAGTAACTCCTTTTTTAGCTAAAGAAGATGCTTTTGTATCTCCTCGAAGAAACCATAACAATTCTTCAACAATTCCTTTAGTAAACATCTTCTTTGTAGTAAGTAAAGGAAATTCTGTCAATGGAAGTTCCAAGTTAACAGATGTTAACTGTCTACATGGAACATTAGGTCTGTTTTCTGTGGTATATTCATACCCTGTATCAAGTATAGCATTAGCTAATGCATGATATTGAACATCTACTTTAGCCATTATAAAGAGGTGTTAACAGTTGCTTCAATTAATGTCACTCCAAATGGAACATTGTCATCAGGAGTACTCTTAAATTGAACAGCCTTTTGTTTATTGCTTGTTTCAAAAGTCAAACTAACACCTTCAATAAGTAACTCTTTACTGAGTACTTCAATTTTAGCTAAATGTTCTCTTAGCTGTTGCACTTTTTCTTTCATGAATTTGATTTTAGTTGTAAATTATTATCGTCATCATAGTAGTAACATTCACTACAATAATGTTTGTCTCCTTGGATTACAAAATCAGCATCAGATGCAATATCTAGCGCTACTGATTTATCACACCATGCTGCATATTCAGTTCCTTGACAACTGTCTTTTTGACAATTATCACAAATAACTGTGTACATTGTTACTTCTTGTATCATGTTTTAAGGAATTAAATTAACGTCTTCTTCATCTACTGTATCTCTTAGATTCAAGTAGTAAAGTTCTTTCTTTGCTCGTGTTCTTGCTACGTATTTAAGATTACGTTCTTGTTCAAGCTGCATTGGTGATTTGGCAAATTTAGAAGGGATCAGAAACTCGTTTAAAATGTAAACGATGTCTGCTTCCAAACCTTTGGATTTGTGGATTGTACACAGCGTGATGGCTTCTTCATCAGGGATTTCGTGAAACATTGAGTTTAAGGACTGCAACATTACTTCGACTTTATCATCCCCTATCACAATATTTTCAACAAGGAGTGTAAAGTTAGCTAAATTTTGCTTCATACGATAATATTTGAAGCGTTGTTCATCTGATTTATCCTTCACTTTATCGAGTTGCAGAAGTTCACTAGTTAGTTTGCGTTTTGTTTCACTAACTGACTTATAGTTATAAGGTTTCAAGAACTTAGTTAAAGAGTTTAATATATCTTCTCCTTTTAAGTAAACTTTGCGTTTTTGTGCAAGAAGTTGAAAATACAAAATGATAAGAGGACTCGTATTTCTACATATAATCATAGAACCTCCTTGTATATCATCAATAAATGATAGTCTTCCTACAATACCTGCTTCTTCTTTGAACCCTTCCATAACATCATAAACAGCATTAGCTTCATCTATGATTAGTTGAGGACACCTGTAACAGATACTTAATGGTAGTTCAACAGTATTAGGTTTTTCAATGAACATATCAAATGAATTACCTGAAGCACCGCTGAAGCCATAAATAGATTGATTTCGATCACCAACTGCTATCATTTTCTTAATATCACCTTGTCCAACCAGCAAAGAAATGAATTGATGCTGGGCAATATTCAAATCTTGGCACTCATCTACAAGTAGATAATAGGGATCAATAGGTATTCGCATTTGTTCACGAACTGGTAAGAATATCATATCGATAAAATCAACTTCTACCTTACCATTATACCTTTCTTCTCGCAAGGAAATAAACTCTGTCCATAATTCGCTTAATTGTGGATGGTCAAAGAAGTACTTATCCATTTCACTCATTGCTTTGAAGATCTCTTTAACGTCATTAGTCATGAACAACCTAGATATGTCATTCATTTCTATGATAGTCATATTAATCTTAGCCTTGTCTTCCCATATCAATGACTTAAAGATACGTCTATTAAAACGTTCTAAGTCTTTAAGGATTTGCCATGACTTGTTTGTATTGACTGTCACATTCTTCTGACCATAGTGAGCAATTACAGCTTTCAACCCTAAGGCATGAACTGTAAGTGCTTTACCATGTTTGAAACCTTTTGCTTCAATCTTAGCTTGAATGTCTTCTTGTATCGACTTATTGAAAGCTAAAAACAAAGTTTTATACTGAGAACGCTCTAAGATACCAAGCAATGTAGATGTCTTACCTGAACCTGCTACAGCCTTGATAACAATGTTCTCATCAGTAGTTGTCCAAGCATCATAAATAGCTTGTTGTTTATTACTCGGTATCATATAATACCTGCTTTAGTTAACACCTTCTCAACTTGAACAACTAAATCTTCTATACTACCATCGTTATAAATAGTGTAATCTGTTATAGCTGCATCTAATCCTGTTTCACTTTCATGTTGATTTGGATAAAATTCTTTTAAATAAAAAAGATAAGCATCATGTTTTGTATGCCTAGAGGCATTCATTGATATAGCTTTCTCACCATCAACACTCTTCCACCAATGAGCCATACCATCATTATGATACATAACTCCTCTTACTACACGAATAGTAATTCCTTCTCGATCTTTCACAGCTTTCATCTCATTTGGAAATCGCATATCTGTAATAATCCAGTTAGGATAGATAAGTTCTTTGCAACATTCTTCACATCGAGTCTGTCTTTTATCTACTCCTGACATAGAGATGTTGCATTTTTGACATTTTCCCATGTAATCTCCTTCGTGAAATGCAACTTGAATTGTCTCAAAGTCATATCTAGCAAATAAAGCATTTACCCAAATATTAGGATGAATAATTTGTCTTCCACATTCAGTCCCAAGTAATTGAAGAAGTAATCGATAAGTAAGTCTTCTTTCTTGCAAACTTCCATTTGTTAAAATTCTAACAGCTTTTCTTGCTTCTTCTATATCTGTAAACAGTAAAGGACTTTCAACATTGTCTTCATCATGATTAACTTCCCAACAATTCCAATCTTCTCCAATCTCCTGATTCTTAAAATCAGCATCTTCAAGTTGTTCTCTTGTACAACCAGTAAGTAAACAAACAGCATCTTTCAATTTATCTGCAAACTTCTTTATATCATAAGGATACATCCAAGTCCCATCTTCATTTTGAGCATCATTATAATACTCAAGAAAACCTTCTATACTATCGTATTGATTATAACCACCTGTAAGGAGAAAGTTAATGATTTTCCCTACTGTATCTTTACCACTCGAAATTTTTCCGTTGATTCCTATAATCATAACTTAATCTTTAGAGTAAAACCATTCACTTAACCATCCAAAATGTACAAGTACATTATCTTGATACCAATGCCATGTCAACATAGCTGTTATTGCACCAAATAATGCAAATAACCATGTAAAGAATACATCCCATTCATCAAAGGGTGTTACACCACCACTTTTACGTTGCTTTTCATTCTCTCTAATCCAAGCGTATGTAGTAATAGGAATAGTTCCTACAAGTACTGTTAATAAAAATGGAATATCCATTTGTAAAAAAGTTAGCATGAAGATAGTAAATATCCATCCTCCTAGATAACCATAAAAGCTATGCAAATGATAGCGTTGTTTTACAAAGTATTTGCAAAGTTCTTTAATCTTGTTCCAAATTTTCATAATTGATTTGTTTTAATTAGTACTTGAGTTCCCTTTTGGTTTTGGTCTTATATCCTTTAATATGTCATCTCCTCTCATAATAGAAATTGACCATCTCACATCAGCTACATTTAAAGCAATCATTGCTCCGCTGAAGAATTCTGCTTGAAGTTCTAAATACTTAATATGTGTAGGTTTGAGTTTTGGATATATGCTATTCATTCTATGTAGAAAAGTTTCTTCTACTCTACTTCTTATTTGTTCATCGATCATAATTAAAGTTCTATATAAGTTATTCCTTCATGTTTCATATATTCTATGATAATACAATCTTGATTAGTCATTTCATCATGTATCATAACAAGCTTTTCTTCTACATGTTCCAAATAATATTGATTTGTTAAATCTTTATCATCTGATATAGCTTTCAAAGAAGGACTACAATTGTTTTTAATAAAATTAGTTGTTTCTTCACTAAAATCGGGTAAGTATCCTACATGTATTGTTGTTCCCCACATAATGTATTCGATTTAAAAAAGAGAGTGAGGTTAAACATCACTCTCTTTATAATTAAAAAATTCTTTCTTTTTCTCTAATGGAAAGTCGAGTTCCATGTTTTCATCATTGATGTCTTTCAAAGTAATTGTTGTTCCTAATGACGTGTTAAGTTTATCGCGAAATAATTGCTTCATGATCTTTTCTTTTGTCATGATTGCAATAGCTACTTCTCTAATAGGATGAACTTTCATATCAAATAACTTATCAATGTCAGCAGAAGAATACATTTCACTATATCTTCCTTCTCTGAAAGCATCATAAGCATTAATATGTTCTTCAGGAATTTTAAGCACTATCATGTGTTTTCTACCATGTAACATATCATCATAAGGATAATCTGTTTCATAATAGTCTTGATGTTGTACATAGTTTAAGAAGTTAAGAAATTTAGCTTTCTGATATGCTTTGTCACATAACATATATATCAACTTCTTTTCTTCCATCTTTGTACCATCAAAATAACAATCGTGAATACCAAAAGCAAGTTTATGTACAGTTGACAATTTCGCTTGAAAAGTATCTCCATAAACCTTCAAGCATGGTATTAAATACTTGAAGGTTTTGTTGAGATATACTTTTCCTATTTGGATATTCATAGTTTTATACTTGTTCGCTTACTTCTTCAAAAAAATCTTCACGTTCTACAAGTCCATTCCAATCAATGAGTAAACAGTTTTCATTAGCATCTGCTACTTGAACTTCTTTTTCAGCTTCCCAACCATTTTCTTGATGCCATAAGTAAGTATCAAGTAATTGTTCATATCCTAAGATTGGATAACCAACAACTATAGGTGTAATCAACGGTTGCATCACATCTTCGTTCATTGGTATTTGGATGATTTGTTGTCTTCCACTTTTACCAATATGAAGTAGAGATTTTGTTACCTCAAAGATAAGTGGTTTTCCTTGAAAAGTCGAAGATTCTACAATAAATTTAAATGGTTTTATGATTCCTCCATCTAAACCTACTGCATAATAATATGACAATGCAAGTGTGTACCATGCTGCTTGAATGTCATAACGATAACTTCTTACAGATGATATAAAATCAAATGTATTACCGTTCATAGTTTTCAAGTCAATAGGTTGAATCCACATGATTCTACCTTGTTCATCACGACATACAATTACCATGTCAAGTAACGCCTTACATTTAATACCTCTGTGCTCAAAATAAACAGGTAACTGAAGTAAAACAGTAAGTTGTGTATATTCTTGTTGAGCATCTCGATCAAAATATTTGCGAGTTCTCAAGTTTGTTCTTAATGATTCAACAATAGATTTAATACTATTGTTGGTATTACTGTCAATAATCATTTTACCATAAGAATTGATTAAGTCCTTAAAATAAATGACTGCATCTGACTTAGTTACTGCATTGAATTTTGCATCATCTCCCCATCTTGATTGATAGTTATTAACTAAACATCCTTCAAGAAGATAATCTCTCCAATTAACTAAATCTCCTGCAAACTCGACAAATGTTGCTTGTGCAACTGGTTCTTCTAATGTATCATTATCTAATACCATAGATTCACCATCATCTTGTAGTTCTTCTACATGATGTACAGGTGCTGTCTCAATAAGATATGCTTCATAATCTTCCTTCACAAGATTGTGTACCATTTCAATGATTGCAGCAACTGCATCAGTAGGTTTCTTTTCAGCTTCACTAATGTGAAAGTTCTCTTCAAATTCCCCTTCTTCCCCTGTTAAAATTGTATCTACTGCTTTACCAAGCACGATATATGATTGAGTAGAGATGTCTTTATCTTCACGCTTGAAGTTTTCGATCCCTTTAAGTAATTTCTTCGCTTGTGATTGACTCATGTCATCTGATGCATAGTATGCATCAATTTCTGCTTTTGGTGTTATAATTAACATTTAGATGTAGTGTTTTAAAATAATATCATTCTTAAAAACTTCAAATGTCATGGAGACAATAGTGAGAAATTCTGATTCAGTATCAAATCTTGCTGTTCTAATACTGTCGTATTTGAAATCAGGATTCATCTGCTTAAATTTTTCATATTGTTTCATAGACATATACAATCTTTCATGTTGTTCAGTTCTTCTCCTCTCGCCTTCACCAAGTGGTAAGTAGTGTACTAACAATAAAGGTTTTGTAAAAACCGCATCTTCTTTAGGAAACATCAAGTTTATGCAACATTCCATTGCAAATAACTCTTTTCCTGGACTTAAACTTTTCTGTTTTCCAGCTTTGATTTGAAGATTGAAAGGAATATTAATCAAATCAATCTTCGCATCATCATGCTGTTTACTTCCTGCACGGGATGTAATGCAGAACTCAAACTTTCTACCAAAGTCTTGAAAGACTTTAGCATAGTATCGTTCTGCATTATGCCCTATTTTTCTGTTTTTTGCTCCTTCTCCCATTATAGGTTTTCAATTGAGTTATTACTCTTCTAAAAACGCGTGTTTATCAGAAAGGAAGTGGTTCTTCCTCTGCTGTATTATTTGTCATATTTTGCTCTTCTCTGACAGCTTCTTGAATAAATTCATCAAGTTCTTGCTGTTGATTAACTTGTACTGGTGTATCAGATCTTTCTGAGGATGGAACTGTGTATGTATCTGCACCCATAGTATATCTTCCAGTTTCACTAACTCTGAGTCGATCAATTTCTGATTCACCCATAGTAAGAATTGTACTTGTACCAACTGAACTTGAATTCCAAGTAATACTAGAACCATTTGCCATATCAATAGTTGTACTACCAGTAGCAATACTATGTTCTGTATCATCAATCAATGTTACATCACTAGCTAATTCTATTGGAAAAGGTCCTGATTCTTCTGTGAAAGTGATTCCAAAGTCATCATCATTGACTGATGTTACTACTGGATCAGGATATTCAAGTTGAACACTTTGTTGATACATACCTGATAATGCTTCTCTTATACGAGCAGGATCAACACTAGCATCCAAATCTACAGAAATGCTTTGTACTTCAGTATCTTCTGTTGCTGGTACAAAATGAGTATCTAAGCTTGGATTAATGTTACGAAAGTCAATTGCATTCACATCCATTACTGCGATACGAGGAATATGAACTTTCATGTGAAGTAACAATTCATTCAATGAAGCATAATCAACTTTGAAGTTATTAGAAAAGCAAAGTTTTTCAATTTTACTACTACTCATATAACGTACTTCAATCTCTTGTTGATATGCTTTTTGAATGTAATCTTTCTCAAACTTTACCCAAAACTTCTTGTATTTTTCTGAAGTTGCTAACTCAGTTGATACAAGCATGACAAGTTTCTTCAAACCTTCATCATGTTCTGCATCAATATAGACATTCTCTCCATTTTCTCCTCTTGTTCTTGTAGGATTAGTATAAACTATATCCTCAGGTTTTCTCATACACATAGTAAAAAGAACATTGCTCTCCTTATCAGTAATATAAAACTTACCAGCTACTAAAGAAGTATGAGTGACTCCTTTTGTATCACTTAAAATGATTTGATGCAATGATTGATGTCCATTGAAAACTTCTACAAACCTTTCATAAGTAGTGTATTTCCTATTGTTTAAAAAATCAGGTTTAGGTTTATGCCACGATCTCATCAATACATTTTCATACCTGCTACCAATAGTATTAGCACGATAAATGTTTTTAATATTTTGCGCATTGATTATTGGTATAAACTTCGATCCAACAGTTGCCCCTATTTTAAAAGGATCGAACTTAAATGTGTTAGCAAAGTCCCACGATAACTTTATCATAATTATATCTCATTGTTAGTAAGACTTAACGGGATGAAGAATTCATAATAGAAAGGTACATCTCTATCTTTACTTCTTTCATATATGTTAGTCATGTGGTTAGTAAAAAACGCTGTCATAAGTGTAGCAATCATTGCTGCACTATGTGATGTTTGTTTCATGGTACATGGTGCATCTTGCACTTCTCCATCATCAAACAAGTTCTCTTCATATTGTGAAATAAGATCAGGAGTAACGCAAAAAATCTGCAATTGCTCCATCTCAAGTCTTCCATCAATAAAGATTGGTGTAACTGGACAATTAGGTACAGACCTTTTCCACACTTCAAATAAATCTTTCCTCGCTTTCATGTTATCGAAAGCGGAAAACATGAAGTGATGTGTTGGAGAATCTATTGTAATAGGTCGAATATCAGTATTGATACTCTTGTTATTAAACTCCATAATGACATCTTGTAAAGCTTGTACCTTAAACTTACCAATATCACTATGTCTGAATAACTGACCTCCTAAATTGTGCTCTTCGATTCTGTCAAAATCGAATATGTTTATATCGAAACCAGCACGAGTAAGGAAGATGGCTAACCAACTTCCTATACCTCCTGCTCCTCCAATCATAACTGTTTCATCTTCTTTAGGAAACCACGGGGCATCCTTGAATCTATTAAACTGTTGTAGCATTGTGTTCAAATTCTTTAACCATTCCGCGAATTGCTTGAACAGTAACGTTAATAAATGGGTAATCTGCTACTTTCTCTTCCAAAATATAAGCAGCTTCTTCTGAATCAACGATGAATTCATCATCTGTTGAATCAGGGAAATGCCTTTCATACACATCTGTGAAATAAGACAATGTTTTCTCAGCTAAATCATAAGCATCTATCTCTAAATCTTCAAGAGTACTTAGAACTGTATCTAAATCTTCTTTAGGTTCAAGAGGAACACTAATTTTCATCACTTCTGAAATAAACCTTACAATAGGATCACCCATATCATTTTCTGTTAAATCTTCATAAGTAGTGAATGGAAGATTGCTGATTAAAGCATCTACCATCTTACTTCTTTCTGAAAGTTTCGATTTGTCAAGAGGAGTTTTCATCTTCTCAACAATTTTCTTCTGTTCAGGTTTCAACTGTATAACAGGTTTCTGATATGCAGGTAAAGCTTTAACAGGTTCAGGTTTTGGAGTAGGTTTAGGTTTCATAATCTCAGCTACTGCTGAAGAGAAATCTGAAGGTACTGAGTAACGTTCTTCAGGAACAATAACATCGCATTGATAAACAAATACTTTGTTTTCTTCATAGTTAAGGTCAGTAACAAAAGAGTTATAAGACTTACCATTTTCATCTAAAGAAGTATATGGTACTTTGCCAAAGTTTTTAGCAATCTTTGCTGTGAATCCAATCTTTGCTTCAAAGTCCATGTAATTGTTTACAATCAATGAAACGTAGTAATTGTGATTTGGTGCATTTTCGATTAATTCATCTTGATCTACACCTGAAAAGAAAACTCTCATGCAATGATGTGAATGAATATGACCAACTGACCAATCCATTCGTTCTTCATTTTCCATCAAGTAATCAGTAAACCTATCATCAAGAGTGTATTCAGTATATCCTGCATTCCCCATATCTAATGGTAAAATATCTTGCAGGATAATCTTCATTGTTTCAGGTTTCTTGATAGAACCTTCAACTGTGTAAAAAAGTGGACCAGACCATTCAACAGTTCTTATGTTAGAACACAAGTGCTTCACTTTGTTCAGGAACGCTGTTGACATTATCATTGCTATTTGACAATGCGTAAATTCCTGCACCATTGACGCAAGTTGCATAGAGGTGTATTTCGAGTTGTTCAGAGACATAATTTAAAAATTTAGGATAAACAATACATTCCTGAAGGTTAACCTCTTCAGTAGGTTGGAGTTCTGTGATAGTGAAATAAATTCTCTTACCACTAATATAAACAAATGGAAGTTCTCCATTTATCATCATTTTATTAAGTGTTTCTTTTGGATTGAATTGAGCACCTTGACTGATTTTGTAGAAACTTCTATCACTACCTTGTTTACATAGTACTTGTTCAGAATGATCTTTCAGATAATCTATATAAAGGTTTTTTATACCTTCTTTAAAGAATTCATCATGTTTGATTTTAAATCTTTCTTCACTATAAACAAAGTTTGCAGGAATTGGCATACCTTCACTTCTCATCATTGCAAATAAGTCATCAAACCTATGCTGCATTCTGTCTTCACTCATGTTGAATTTTCCTCCTGCTGCTTGAAGTACAATGTTTCTCATGTATCTAAAAGGTCTGCCTTCTTCACTCTCCCATCTAACATAGTTATCAAGAGTCATGAATAAAAGTTCAAACTTTTGAATATCAAATGGATCTGCATTGATTTCAATAGTAAGTTCACTCATATCTTCTGAACCAAGGCAGAATTCTCTCAATTTAAAGATTTCTTCTCTCTTGTCCCATGCTGAATAAGTAGTGTTTTCAAATTCTAAGCCAGGTAAGTGACTATGTAAGTAACCATTTGACCACTCATCATGTTTGACAGTTAATCGAGTTCCTTTCATAGTACTCAAATTAATACCTGTAATATCATAACTCAAGTCAAAATATACAAGTAAATTTTCAAGTTCTCTTTCATTACTAGTACTATTAGTGATTGTAATTTTATCATAGTTGATAATAATAGCAGGACAATAAAGTTTTCTATCTGTAACAGTCATGTGAATATCCCAATTATCACCATAATGATTATTCATCAAAGTTATCAATTGACAAAGTTGTTCATAATAAACTGTTGCATCATCTCCTATAACTTTAGTAAATCCACGAGTACTGGTAGCAATTTTACCTTTATCAAACAACCTCTTTAACCATTTTGGATCTTTAGTAAGAGCCATTTGTCTAGCATTGTTAATGAATTGCTGTCTCCTGCTAGTAGAGTCATGCATACTATTGCTTAAATTCATATATTTAAAAAAATTAAAGAGTTCCGCATATAAATGCAGAACTCTTATTAAACTTCTTAGTTTCTAAAGCCTCTTTCCATGTCAGCAGCTTCTTTGGCTAACCTTTTGGTTTCTGCTTCATCTGTTTCCGCTGCAATATCATCTGCACCTTTTTTTGATGCAGGTTTAGTTGAAGCTTTTGGCGCAGGAGCAACTTTAGTAGCTGTTTTCGCAGGAGTTGCTTTTTTAGCTGCTGTTGTTTTAGCAGCAGCTTTAGCAGGTGCTTTCTTTCCTTTAAAAGATTGCACTTTACCACGCAACTCTTCAATTTTCATTGAAGAGTAACCAGTATAATGCTCTTTTGCATTGTCAAATGCAGCAATGTCTTCTTTGACAAGTGCTTTCAAACCTTTTAAATCGGCTCCTGCTCCACGTTTTGCAGCCATACCTGATTTGGTTTTCTTTGGTCGCATAAATACAGTAAAAGGTTCTTCAGGTAAAGCAGCTTCTACATGGACAAGGTCAAGTTTTGACCCTCCAATAGTTGAATGTAATTGATCAACTTCGTAACCTTGTGCTTTCAACAGCGGGATAAGTCCTCCCCATGTTGTTGCATCAGATTCGATCTTCGCTTTCTTGTTACCTCTTGTTGAATAAACTGTAATTGTTCTTTTTGTTGCGCTCATAATAAAAATGTGTTGTTTTAAATTACCAATTAATTGTGTTTAGAGACAACTGCTCTAAAAGTTTGTTAACAAAATAAAAATGATTGCATCCAAAAAACCCTGCATTTGATGAGTATGCTTCTGCTGCGGGATGTGCTGCTGTCAATACATAGTTCTTTAATGGGTCAATAGGTATCTGCTCAATTGTCTGTTTTGTATATCCTTTAACTCGGATTATCGATTTTGCTGACATATATGTTGCATAGTCCTGTGCTTTTCTCCCCCAAAGTAACCATATACAAGGATGTTGTTGACTAATGTAGTAAACTACTCGCTTAGTAAATTCATCCCAGTATCGTAAATGACTGCCTGCTCTACCCGATTCAACAGTTAGCGCAGTATTAAGTAAAAATACTCCTTGTTCTTCCCAATGCTCCAAAGTCTGCCAAGTACCAGCAAAGAATGATGGTGGAGGTGTATGCTCGAAATTGAGCAAAAGTTCTTTTCTAATATTCGCAAGCGAAGCAGGAACTTTATTACCTTCATTGACAGCAAATGCTAATCCATTAGCATAGTTTGGTATAGGGTAAGGGTCTTGTCCAAGTATCACTACTTTGATAGAACTTAATGGTTGTCTGAATACTCGAAAAATGTTTTGTTTTTGTGGATACGCTGAAATGTTAGGAAGTACTTCTAAATTCAGCTTCAATAGTTTCCCATGATGAAGTTCTCCAAGAAGAGGCTTCCATGATTCATGGATAATGTCAGTAGGATTCATGTGTTTTGATTTAGGAATTGTTGTAATACAGGTTGTCCTTTCTTTAAGTATAAATCTGATGGATCACTTATTCCCTTAGGATTAAGTTCTTCAGGCAACCATAAAGATGTTGCCTTATCACGAAAGTGATTGTTTATAATAGGAACAAGTTTTTCAGAAGATGCGATACCTTGAGTATCATTATCATACCATACAATGACTTTACGAAAGCCTTTCACTATATTCATAAGTAAAGCTTCTGAAGGAATCATCCCTTCATTCTGAAGGTAGATTGCATACTTTCCATGATTAGTAAGTACTCTCCAATCTTTGTATGATTTAGTAATGATTAGCTGATGACCAAATGGTGGTAACAAATGTAATCCGCCTATGTCATCTTTACGACATGTTGTGACGAATCTTCCCTTACCTTTTCGATGCGGAAAATAAATCTTTTTCCTCCCATCTTCATAATTTGTATCAGCATACGCAATATCATATACTCTGCTAGCTGTGTTCCCGTTCTTTCCATCTACTATATAGAACTTACTTACTGCAAATTGCTTATCATCAATTAAGTTCTGTTTACTTATACCATAACTTCTCCAAAACTTAGCATCTTGGAATGTAAATGCTCGTGAATCAAAGTTAAGTGTGGCATACTTTCTTTCAATAGACTCTAACTTAAAAACTCCCTTAGTCTTTATCTTGTTCTTGATAAGTCTCTCGTAGACAAATTCAAGGGTTTGATAAAAATTAGGGAGTTTAAAGTAAAGTTTAACAGCATCAAAGCAGTCAAGTGGCTTATTATGTAATTGCTTACTTCCGTAATCAACAAACCTTAGCTTACCTGTAAAAGATGTAGTTCTTTCAAACCAACATCCTGCTCTGTTATCTGTTCTAAAAGGTGATGTAACGTAAACATATTCAACTGGTTGATAACCAAACACCAATTCAAAAATCTCTTCTTGCGTAATGTACGCTAAGATTGCTTCCTGACTGATAAAACCTGTTCTATCTTGTGAATCATCTTCGTATAGATTATGCTTCATAAGTAAAAAGGTTTCGTTTAATTAATTACCAAGTACCTGTTTGTGCAGTACCTGTTCCTGCATTTGGTGCAAGTCCTGCTGCTGCATTTAATTGTGAAGCAGCATCAGTTTTACCTGCTTCTTGCAGTTTTGCTTTAGCGCTTTCCATAAAGTCTTTGCTTCTTGTGAAAGGGTGAATAGCACCTGTCTCGTTTTTGTATTGAAGTTTACCTTCAACGATGTCTTCTGTCCATGTTCCAGCTTGTGCAGGACATACAAAATAACCACCTTTCATGTTACGAGGTACTTGCAAGAATGTTCTGTCTTGACCATCTGCAATCTCCCATTGATACTCAAGAAACAAATCAAGGTTTTTACTTCTTGCTCCACTAGGAATAAGACCAATCAAACCATTGATAAATGCTGCAAAAGATTCTACAGGAGTTCCGAATTGTGCTTTCAATTGCTCTTCTGTTACACCAACTGCTTTCAAGATGTGTACAATAACAGCATTTTTCTGCTTAACTTCTTTGTTGAAGCCTTCGATGTATTCTTTTGAAGTGAGATCTGTAATTTCAGCACCTTTAGCAGTATATACCTTAGTAACAGGATACACTCTTAGGTTGAATTCCTTACCATCACTTTTGAATGCTACATCAAGTGCATCACCAGCAGAGTTATTTGATCCTGCATTTGGATTAAGTTCAAACTTATCCAAGTTCACGTTTTGGTTTAGACCAAATTTACCACCTGCTTTACTTTGTAATGATTCATCTCTATCATCGATGTAACCATAACCCATCTTTTGGATGTCTGCCATAATATATAAGAATTGTGTTAATGAATTAAGATAATAAAGGCGGTGAAATTTCTCTCACCGCCTTTTTAAGTTTTAATCAATGTTTGGATTATCTCCACTCATCGTTGTTAGTTGCTGGTGCAGCTTGTGCTTGTTCAGCAGCAGGAGCATTTGTTGATACCCCTTCATTTGAAGCAGCAAGTTCTGCACCATTTGTTTCACCTACACTTTCTGTAGATGCAGCAGCTTCTTGTACTGGTTCTTCTACCAATACTGCACCACCATCACGGTCATCAATGAAGTCGAAGTTTGAAGCACCCATTGCTTTACGGTTTTTCAATGCTGGATGACTCCATACTTTACGTTTCATTGCAGCTTGTGAAACACCAAAGTGTTCTGCGATTGCTTTACGATCTTTTCCATCTGCAAGCAATTGTTGTACTGCTGTTAATGTAATAACTGGTGCGGTTTTGTTCTCTGTTGACATAACTAATGTGTTTTAAATGTTATTTTTTAGGGAATCCTTTTTCAAGTTCTTCTGCTTGTTTGGCTAACTCCTCATTTTCCAATTCATCCGCTGTTTTTTCTCGTGGTTGTTTTCCTTTCACGAAGATTACATAGCAAAGATATACAATTACTATCAATCCTGCAAGTAAACTGATGAAAAAAATCCAAAAATTCTCCATCAACCATGAGTTTATGTTTACGTTCTCCATAACTTTTAAAATTCTAATAGTTTCTGAACGATAAGACCATAATCGTTCTCAATTTTAGGTTCAAATAAACCTTGTGGACTCCTCGCTGTATTGAAACCATTATTCTGTGTTTCGAGGATATATTTGATTCCATCAGAATCTTTTTCAACTGCGCTGTAGAAAACTGATTCTAATTTACCTTCAAGCTGCATCTTTGTAGCCATGTTACCAAGTACTTTGAGACGTTGCATTGTTTCGTTACCTGATTTGAATGTTTCAACATGTCCTGTAAGAAAAGCAAAACGTTGTTCTTCAAAGTTACCATTGTTGATACCTTTGACTAACATATCAGTAACTGTTTTGTAATCATGTGGTACAGTATGGAAAGGAAAACGAGGTGCTACCTTAGTTCCATACTCTGCTTTACCACCAATCCATACAGGATTCTTGTTATCAGCATTGAACCATAAGTTAGTATTAGGTTCTAATGTTCTCATACCACTTGATTTACCAGTTCCCGGCTCTCCTAGTATAAGTACTAACTCAAATCCTAATCCTGATAGATCTCCCATAAAGGTATAAATATCTTGACCGTAATCTTTCCACTTGTCGTGTCCAGGTTTCTTGCGATCACGCATGTATTGCTCATTCTGAATTCCAGTCAGAGTATCTACACAAATACTCCTAATCTTCTTTTGCTGGTCTGACATAATTTATTAGATTTTAATTTTGTTCCATATTTTATCAAAATCTTCAAGTACTTTATCAACATCGAGTTTAGCTGTATTGTTAGGCTTGTTTACTCTTTGTGCCATGAAGCATTCTCTTAATACAGAAACTTTCTCTCTTAAGATTTGAATCTGCTGATCTCTATTTAAATCTCCTTCCATGATAATCTTATTTTAGTGTTAAATGTTCAAATTTCTTTATCGCACCATACATGTTTACAGCAAAGTGCTGTGGATATGGTCCATGTCTGTTCTCTACAAGATGAATACTACGATAGTTTGGATAAAGTAGATTGTTATGAATGTCTTTGATACGTTTACCAAAATGTTTAGGTAAGTTATATCTATCATCATTTGGATTAAAGATAGTAAACATGTAATCGCAATCTTCTGCTAAGTTACCAGTTTCTTTAACATCATCTGAATTAGGATACAACATATCATCTTGGTGTTTCATTCTTGATATATCTGTCATACTTCTATTAAGGTGTATAATTTGTATAAAAGTAAATTTGAAGATGTTCTTCAACTCTACACAATATTCTGAATATTTGTCTACAGTTTGTTTCAAAGTGAATCCTTGCTCTGTAACAAGTTTTCTCAAGTGGTCAGTAACAACAAATACAATTTTATCGGGATTGTTAGGAATGTAACTCCTAATCTTCTCATGTACTTTATTATCCTTACCTACAAACTTATCGTAAATAATAGTTCCATTCTTACTTGCGTAATCAATTAGCCATTTTCTAATCCCTGTTGGATTCTCTCTCACATCAAGGAATGTAATACATCCTTTCTTCTCAAGATTACCAAGACTATCATACTGACCAAACAATGGAATAATTCGATTATTGTAAACTTCTCGTATTTTTTCAACAATTGTTGCTTTCACTTTGATAAGTTTACCGTTATCATCCTCAAGTTTTCCTCTTAGATAATCAGCACTTAGTGGTACTATCTTTTCCTTTTCAAAAGTAACGCCTTCATCGAGAGCAATTGTTTCAATACCGTAATCACTATTTAAGAAGTGAGCCACGAAATCAAATTCCTTACTCACTCTGTCAATTTCATACGAGTTATAGATGATCTCAAAATCAATGTGATTGATACCATATTGTTCTCGAATCTGTTCAACAGTAAGTCCTGAATCAATATACTCTTGATAGACTAAGTTATTAGCAAGTACATATAAGAAAGGAGCAATAACAAATCCAACATCAACAAAGGTACTCTTACCTCCTTTAGGAGCAGCAGCAACAACATACATCATCGCTCTTTGCAAACCGCGTATCTTCTTTGAAATAGCTTTAAGTCCTGCACCCATTGGTAAACCAATATTAGTACCTTGTTGTCCTTTTTGAAATGCGGTTATTAAGTTCATTATTGCATGGTATTTTGTACGCTTGTTCTTCCTTGTACTTCTTCTTTAGCTTCTCTAAGCCTCCCTACCCAATCTAAAAGAGCAGATGTTTTATCACTACCTACTCCTTTTGCGATGAAGTATTTCGCAGTAATAAGATATGTTGAATTGTTTACTGTTTTAATATACATTTCAGTAGCTTGCATCACTTCTTCCTTAGTAATAAACATGTTAATGTTCATCATAAAAAACTTTTTCATGCGTGAAACGGTTTCTTTAAGGTTTCCTGCTTTCTTTTTATCAAGTCTGTAAAACATTTGCAACCAATCTTTCACCCACTCAAATCCTTCTACTTCAATGTTCTCCTCAAATAGAGGAATCATCCATTTTATAGTATGAGTATCATCAAGTTTCAAGATACCTGTTCGATTAATCTTTTCAACAAGTGCAAATGGTGTATAAGATGGTCTTACATCATGAAATACAGAAAGAAGATATGATAACCCATCATCAATGGGAATATTAAAGTTCCTTAGAACTTCTTTGATTTCTTCGTTTATTGTCATAGTTCTGTAATAATATTAGTCCAGTTTTCGAAAAATTTAAGCATGTTCTCATACTCACAGTTCATATTAGAATATGTGCATGATTCAATACGAATTCTCTTCCTTGCTCTTGTTGATAAAATAGAAATTGTTAAATGATAGTCTTTACCTTTTACAAATCCTAATGATCCATCTTCTCCTTTAAAACATGCTTTTATTTTCATACAAATTGTTTTTGCAGTTCTGAGTACTCGAAGTACTCGATTTTACTTTGGTCAAGGTTCTCTGTTGCTGACTTCAACCATATCTCATCTTGTGTACCTCTAGCAACAATAATCCAAACATCATTCTCATGTCCTGGTCTAAAGCGAATACCTCTACCAATTCTTTGTAGTAAATTCTTATCTCCTGCTTGTATCTGCCAAAGTACCATACTATCAATGCCCTCAAAATTGTGACCTTCATTGATACTGTTCACACAAGATAATCTGTTAAGATCTCCTCTTTTGAATGCATTGTAATCTACATCTTTAGTCTTTGAATGAAAACGATGAGAACATACTGCTTCAGCTTGTTCAATTGAACCGCAAAAGAGTAAAGTTCTATCTGTTTCAGGTATCAGATTATGAAGAATGTTTCTTCCTGCTGCTGTTTTGGAAGGAAGATTATAAATGAATCGCATTCGCATCATAGTTGTTGCTTGTTTCGCATAACCAAGTTGCTCTTTTTCATCTTTCCACTTCTTATCCAACCATTCATACTTCTTCTTTTCAGATTGATAGAATGGATTAGCTTTGTTGCCTGAAAGTATGTTGTTTTCAGTACCAAGTTCTGTAAATACCACATTGATTTTATAAGGAGCAACAAATCCAAGCTTTACAGCGTCATCAAGTGTAAGTTCATATACAACTTTGCAACCTATAGTTTCAAGAAGTTTAAGTTTACCTTCATCTTTTGGTACAGTTGCAGTTAAAGCGATAATGTTGTTTATACCATTAAGATTAAAGAAAGTTGCTGACAATTCAGTAATGTTATGACACTCATCGAGAATGGCTGTATTAATAGAGCCAATTCTTTCTTTTGATGCAGAAGCATAGCATAAACGATTTGTACCTTCATAAAGACTTTCAGCATTCCATTTTTTAAACTCTTCATGCCAATTTTCATCACGAAGTTTTTCAGTAGGTACTATAAGAGCATTAGGTAAAAAATTTGATTCTCTGTAAAAGGAAACTAAATCAATTGCCACTTTGCTTTTACCACTACCTGTAGCCATAGCAACAAGTCCTTTTCCTCCGTTATCAATTACTGCCCACTTTGCTTCTCGTTGTACACGTTCTCTAACAGCATTGACAAACCATATCAGAAGTTCTTCATCTTCGATATTTAATCGAATATTCTCTACTTCATCAACTACAGTCAATATTGATTTGTTAAGTGTAGTAAGTAAAGAGAGTTGTTCTCTAAGTTCTTCTTTTGTTTTCATGCTAAATAAAGTTTTGTGTATTGGACACAGATTAAAATTCCTTCAACCTTTTTATGTTGAAACTCTTCGGGTAAATTATCTTTACATTCCTGTAAAAATGGATTTGCTTTGTTGTTGATTAAATGCACTGGTATTGTGCCAAATGCATAAACTTGATTGATGATTGCTTCATAAGGCATTGGCATAGGATCATCAGGTTCTTCATCAAATACTACTAATGATGGCATGATTGTAAAATCAAATATCGGTTTCGTCACTTTTACTGGTATCAATTTCTTCATGGTTTTCAATTGCATTAATAATTTTTAATGTTTCTCCTATGTAATGAGGATAATATATAAGTTCTCTGATTTCTTCATCAGGTATCATTTGATTTATTGAAGTACATAACCAACCTTTTTCGACATTCAAATATCGAATACAGCTAAGTTTTGCATCTCTATCAAGTTCTACTAAATCAAGATCAGGATTAGCATCTAATGCTTTTTTCTTATAACTATCTAATGTTTTCTGAAGTGGTGGCATTTGTTTGATGAGAGTTACACCAGTTCCATGATAATCGATTAACTTAGTCTCTTTATTAGGAACAGCTTCACCACTTATCACATAACGATTAATTCTCTGCTGCTCAGATTCGCCAATAATCATTCCTTGCTGGTTCGAGATTCGCTCCAAAAGCTTATCACTCTTATTGATTTTTGTCCTTTTACAGAAATCATGATAATCAGTATGACTTCTTATAAACTCTTCAACAGGTTTACCATATACAAAGTAAGCTTCTAATGCTTTTGCAATGATTAATGATGAAAAGTCTTTATGTAGTTCAAGTTCTCCTGGCTCTGCTTTATAAATGAATGCATCTCCTTTGCGTTTTACATAACCATCAGGTTTTACTGCAATGTAATTGTTAACATTTGCAATAATCATCTTATCATAAAAAGCTTCTTCAAGAATAAGTCCTGTTAAAGCTTCCCATCTCCTGCATATACTTCTGAATAAATCTAACTCATCTTTTCTAATTTCAATAGTCATACCATCAGTATTTATCTGTAGCATTCTATGATTAGTAAGTTCTATTGTTAGAGTTTCAGCAAGCATACATAAAAGTAATTGACCATTGACACATGTTTGTACTACGTATTGAGTATCACATAATGGACTAAATTCACTTCCTCCTTTACCATACGTTCCATTACCAGCAAGTTTCAGTGACAGATTCTCAGCAGTTTTCTTTGCATACATTGATCTTTCATCTTTGATTTCAGCATGAACTTCTGAATAAACACCTTTTAGATGTTCAGGTTCAAACTTGTAAAGTACTGACATAGAAGGATAATATCCCGCTACATCAATATCAATAATCAAAGTCTTTTCAGTTGGAGTGTAAACTCCTGAAGTAATTGAACCATGTATTCCACCAACACCAAACTTATATTGAAATCCTTTGTAAATAATATTAAGTGATTGTTCACGTAAAGGAATTCCTTTCTTACTTGTTTTAATATAAGTATAAGGTACAAGTGGTTGAATAGCTTCCATTGGAAGTCCACCAAATACACCTGCAATTTCCGTGATAACTTTACTTTTGAACCAAGATTCAATACGTTTGAAAGGTTCTTCACGAAATGAAATAAATGGTAGAATAATACTACCAATATCAATGCTTTCTCGTTTTGTATTCCTAACTACTTTACGTGTACCACCTGATTCTTTCTCTACTAAGTCATAGACTAAGTGTTGTCCTCCCTTTGCTATAATCTTACTAATAAAGATATGCTCACCAACCTTTACATCATTGAAGTTTGTAAAATCAATACCATATTTAGGAGTGAGTATTTCTCTAAGTTCAATAGCAGGAAGAGTTTTATGAAAGAGTTTTTCAGTTGCATCACAGTCATTATGACAGTAATCAATAACTTCTAATTGCTGTTCACGAGTAAGAAAGGTTCCAACTGGATGAGGAAGTTCTCGAATATTGTTCAATTTTAGATTGAATTCAAGTAACTTTAAGGAAGTCATTTTTGCCTTGTTATCGAAGTGATTAATCTTTAAGAGATCATGCTGCCTTCGTAACGATTCTTTCTGTTGAAAGAAACCTTTTGAGTTAATTCGTTTGTCACCAAACTTAAATAATGCAGCAGTAACTTTACTACCTCTCAAGTTCATGCATTTTGTAACTAGATAACTGATTACTGGATCATCATAAAAGAGATTGTTATACCCTATCATGTTTCCAACTTTATCTCTTAACCATATTACAAATGGTATTCTTTCATCAATAGTTTCGCTTATTTCAAATTTATAACGCTGTCCTGTAAAGGGGTTCTTTGCACATATCAACCAAAAGTTAGGATAGCTTTCAGTATCATATATGTATGCTGTTTCCTTATCCATATCATTGATTGCTGGTTAAAAATTGGGTTTTCAAATATACGAAAAATTGTAATAGCTTTTTAAGAAAATCGATTATTTATTAATTTCGATCTTAGAAATCACAATGTTATTGAACATCCTATCACCTTTTATCGATCCTGCCCATCTGAAATAGATAGTAACTAAATCTCCTTCATTAAGTTCTACCTTTATTCGCTTTCTGTTTTCAAAGAATGCAATTTGACCATCAGCTTTCTCTACACCAATAGTGCTCTTTCTGAAGGGAGTCTTATTGGGTCTTTCAATAGTTACAGGTTCTCCAATATGAATTACTTTACCTTCAAATTTGTCTTCGTTTGTCATGTTTTTAAACGTTATATAAAATTAATAAATCTTCTGAGCGTGTTACTCCAGTATATATCAAACTCATCTTATCTTCCATATCAGGATTCAAATTAAGATTCCCAACATTCAAAATAGTTTGTCTATATGTAGAGCCTTGTGCTTTGTGTACTGTAAGTGCATGATTATATTTAATCTTTGCAAACTTAGATAGGAACTTGCTCTTAGTATCCCATTTTAGTTTACCTTTACTACAGTTCCCTGCCATGATTCGAGACAATGCTGTCAACTGTTTTTCAGAGTCTTCATGAATAACAAATACACCTTTCCATGTTAAATTACCATCTCCCCATTCATCAACTTGTTCTCCGTTAATAACATAGCATTTAATACTGGTTTTCTGCACATTATATGCTCCTCCTATATCTTCTAATACTACATGAAATGGTACTTGTTCAATGTTTAAGGTATCGACTTTAATTTCTTCTGAAGTGTAATATTCTCCATAATGCGCATCAAAGATTAAACTCTCTCCAAGTTCTACCTTAGCAGGTTGACCATAAATTAAGTTTCGTACTTGTGAATTAATATCATTGACATCTGCATTAGTCCATGCTAAATACTTCAATTCATCACTACCATTTATAGCAGCAAGTTCTCGAACTATTCTCGATTCATCCATTGTATATACAAATCCTTTACCTTCTATCATGCGAGACTGATACTCCCATATTGCTGATAGATTTCTACTCAATGTAATAATAGGATTTCCCGCACCTTGTCTAATAATTTCAGTAAGTTCTACAGTTGGATATTCTTCCCACTCTATTGCTTCTTCATTGTCATTCCATGCTACAGGCACACCTCTGAATACTGATCTTACTGATTCATTGACAGGTAATGCTTGTTTATCATCTCCTACAAAGATTACTTTAACTCTAAAACGAGTTGCATACTTTTCAATTTCACCAAGCATAACTACACCAATCATTGAACATTCATCAATAACAAGATATTTTACTCCTTGTAATGGTGGATTTCTTTCATTAAATGTTGGTTCAAATGTCTCAACTCCTGTTTTCTTATCAATACGTTTACTGTATTTCAATCCTTTATGGATTGTGATAAGGTCAATGTTACTCGCTTTAGTATGAATCTTTCCAGCTAATACACCAACTGCTTTGTTTGTGGGTGCTGAAATATAAAATTTCTTATTACCCATTCCTTTGTTTAGTAGCTTTCTCAGTAATTCATCAAGCAACCATGTTTTACCTACTCCTGCACTACCTTTTAAGACTGCTCTATCAGAAGTTTCCAATATATTGAGCAGTTCTTCTAACTTCTCTTCTTGATGTGCTGTTAAACTCATATCTAATTTTGTTCTGTTACTACTTAAAAAAGAAACACAAAGTGAAGTAAAAATCTTCACTTTGTGTTTAATTTAATTATCGGTCTTTAATGAATTAGATCACTACCTGACCAGTTGCTTCCAACTCAGCTTTCAAGTTAGCAGACATGTACACATCTTCTGCATCAGCAGTACGCGCATCAATGTCTCCTTTGGCAACTTTTGAAAAATAAGTTTGACGGTATTGGATTTTTCCGTTGTTGTCCAAAATCAGTTTGCCTCGCAAATCAGCAACATCATGTTTCTCTGAATATCTCACAGCTTGTCTGTCACCAATGCCATCAAGTGTAGTGATACCATTTGCAACAGCATACTTCTGATCGCTGGTCAATACTGGTTTGTTTGACAACACTTTGTAAATGGTTGCATTTGGAAACTTGGTCAACTGTTCTTTCACCGCATCAACTGCTGTACCCAATGGCACATCAATCCATGCAACTCTTGTTTCAGTTGCTAAAAATTCCTGTTCTGCGAAACCGAAGTCTTCTGTTGCGAAGATGTTATCCTGCATATCGTTGCTTACAGACTTTGACGGGTAGAAACTTTTCGTTTCTATAGTCTGTTTAATTTCAGCCGATTCAGTACCTTCTTTCTGCCAATCACTTTTGTAAACTCTTGTGATTTCCAAAGCGCCTTTTGTTGACTCCTGACGAACTCTATCATTCGTTTGTGTCGTTGTGTTTAATGTTTCCATTTCGTGTGTAAATTAGATTGTAAAATAAATGATTTAAAAAATGAGATTAAGGAACTTACCAACACTTAACCTCGCAATTTCCCGGATTTAGACATCATGATTACAACATATTAAAACTTAATTTAAATGCCATTCTCACTCTATCAATGAACGTGTAAGTTTTGATTTTATTGTTTGAGAACATTAAGTTCTCTAAGACCTCGTGAATATACCCACTAACATATAGGTTGCTCTTCAAACCTCGCTGTTAAAGATTGCTATCTCTTACCTCTCTAGCCAATTTCATAGTGAGAAGGATTCGGTAAAGTAATTCACGCACAGTATAAACTCGACAATCTAGTTCGCATACTATATATTGAGTCTTTGATTATGAGTGAAAATATTTATAAAAGTTTTATATCATTTCAAAACAGTGAATCTACTAGCTACTTTATAGCAGTCTTGAATACAATAGCGCAGAGTTTAATTTAAAGTGTATTTTATAAGGAATAGTGTGCAAGTTAAATCATGGACTGATAAACTCTTGCACACTTAATTCCAGTTTCGAGTTAGTTACTCGTAATTTGTATTGTTAATAAAAGTTCATCATTGACTTCTCGATTGTTTGTAACCCCTAAGATTTTTTGAATAGTGACTCCTAAGTTATCTTTTTCTTTCAGTACTTGAAATCTGGCAAAATCTTTTTTCCAATCATTTCCTATCTGCCTACCTGAATTATGTATTATTTTCCAAATAACTCCTTTTAAAGAAGCATCAAGATCAGTAAAGTAAACCGGTATATCTTTTGATTGAGCAAGTTCTATTTCAGTAAGTTGTCCTTTACCTACATATCCTGCAATATCATGAGGTACAACTAATACCATATCAGCATCTTTTACAAGATTACTATCATAAGGAAACTGATCGTTGTAAAAATATGCATGTATTCCGTTTTGAATGAGTTCTGACTTCAACTTTTGGATGAAGGCTATATCAGTAAGTAAAGACCTACTGATATAAATCTTCTTCTTTTGCATTAGACAGTAGCTTTAGCTTCTTCGGTAAAATAAGTCAGCTTGGTGCGCTCTGCGATTTCAAGCTTCTTTTTAGCGAGTTCGATTTCGATGTCAATAGATTGATAATCATCAACCCATGTTTTGACAGCACCATCTTTTTTTAATGCTTCGAGATCGAGTTCTTCAAGCTTTTCTTTCTTGATTTCCAACTCGTCAACTTTACCTGACAGGTTGTTAATCAGAATGTCTTGTTCACGAGCAAGTGCTTTACCTACACGTTCAACTGCTTTTTTGTCTTTTGACTCTTTATCGAGTCCCAATAGTGTTAAAATTTTCATAGTGTTATATATTGATAATTAGTAAAAGTTCTTGTTCTTTGAGATAATCTAATCTCTTCTGTATTTCTTCAACAGGAAATGTATTACCTCTTTTCCCTAATCCTGCTGGAATACTGTATCTGAAAGCATGTCTTTCAAAGTCTCCTGTTAATACATCAACTTTATGTTGCCATGTACCAAGTCTTTTTTCATAATCTTGATGAACTTTGATACCATTTTCTCTAATTTCATCGACAGGTATAATGCCGTATTGTGAATTCTTTATCATTCTTAATGCTGCTTTTTCCATCTTTATTTGATCTGATGATATTAATCCTCTTTCTGCAGCGAGATTATAAGTTTTAATCATTTTACCTATTACAGTACTTGATATTCTATCATGAATAGTAATAAATTGATATGCTTCTATTTGAAGATTTTCTTCCAATTTATCAGTAGTTATAGTATATACTGTATCTAACTCAGTGATTGCTTTATATTGTCTATTGGACTGTTCAGTTAACATGGTAACATTGCCTAAAGTATTATAAAGCCATTTAAACTTATTTAGTTCGTATTTTACACAATGTTCATCCATTAATTTTGATAGTTTCATAGTTTTTGATCGATTTAAAAATAGATGGATGAATACTTTATCACAAGGTTTCTATCATCCATCCTATCCTTTGTTAATAACCTCAACTTCATCAACAACATATTATAGGGTGTGTTGTCCTTTAAGTCGTTCTAAGTCTTTTTTGAGTAATGCAAGTTGTGTTTCGGTTTCTTTAACTTCCTGCTCACGTTTTTCAATCAGTAAACGATGTAATTCAAATACAATGTTCGTTTGTTCTTCTACAGCATATCCTGTTGTGATAGCTTGCAATGTGTTCGATGCTTGAAGCAATCCTACTTCACTTTGTGATGGATTTACCATACTCCAAAGTATTTTCTGTATTCTGTTCATAATAATAAAGGTTTTAAAACGCTGGTTAATCAGTACTCGCAGAGTGATGCTAAATGTTCAGAAAAACATCACTCTTTCGAATACCTTTGCACTCCTTTCAGAAGTTTTCTTTATGTGTTGTGAGTTCGTTGAGTAATCAATTGATTTGCTATTAACAAATAACCAATAAAAATTAAAGAAACATCTGTTATCATGCTCCAAATTAGTGAGGGTTTTGAGCCGAGGCAATCACATAAAAAACAAAAGTAATCAATTACGATTGTTTTTTATAGCTTTTGATGTTTCATACTGTTTATTTAACATTTGCTTGTATTCTTTCGTATCTCTATTAATAAGGGATATAAAGACAAAGCCAAGTATTGCAGCAGAAAGAAATGCTAACAATCTAAACATCCAATCTTTCCTAACATCCTTACTAAATTCTCCAAATATAGCAACAAGTATCATCCATACCATCACTACTCCGCATACTACTGTATCCATATTATATGGTTTTAAGGTTTATTGACAAATTCTAGTTGTAACCATTCTAATATTATTAGAATAATCATCAAGATCAAGTTGTGAGTCTACTGAGGTACTTTTACCATCAGTTGCGCAATCTGCTTTAATAGCAATATCACGAGTATAGTCTAATGGTGTAACTACACCATCACGTATTTCAAAATACACAGTATGATCTATGCAATCACATTGAGTGGATGCCCTCTTCAAGGAAGAAGCATCATTTTCGTTGCTGGTACAAGATACTCCTAGTACCAGCAAAAGAAAATATATGGCGATATTGATTTTCATAATTTATTTGATTAGTTTTAACGCTTCTTGTAATGCAAGTTCTAATGCTTCTTCATAAGTGTTGCTAAAGAGAGTATTTTTCTCATAGTTAGTATCAATATGATATACACAATAACCCCATTCTTTACAGTCAGGTATAAGCGGTGCAACATATACAATAATGTTATGAACTTCTCTCAACCATCTTTGAAGTAATGATTGAGTTGGTCTTGAAATAGAGTCTGATTGCCATTCTGTATTTTTAGTAAAAGGAGAAAAATTCTCTTTGAACTCTTCGCCTGATGATCTAAAATGATTTTGACTGGGTTCATTAAATCCTTTCTCTTTAGCTAACTTTGCAGTTTCTAAAGTAATAAGTTCATCTTTCATCTTCTTTTAAAGTTTTGTCGTTGTTTACCAATGTATTTACTACCAGTTGCATTAGTCATTGCTTTATATTCTTTAGGTTTATAAGCAAGTAATTGATGAGTATAAGCATCAGATACATTTTTGATTAAAGTCTTAGCATTTTCAACACTATCTGTTTGAATCTTAATATCAATGTTCTGTTGTTGTAGAGCATGAAGAGTAATTGCTAGAGCACCACCCATACCTTTATGACCAAGTATTATAATGTTTCGTTTCATCTTGAATTTATTTACAAATTTAACACTTTTTACCTTAAAAACACTTGATTATTAAAAATAAAATCGTATATTTGACCATTGCAAAGCAATAAATATCAGCGAAAACTCCATTCTCACGAGATGAGAATCACTCTTTTGCTTCTTTTATCATTTTTCATTAAATTTCTTCTGAAAATTAACATATACACTTTGGTCGGTGTTTTTACTTTTGAATTTCATTCATTGCATTTTTAAGTTTAAGGGGTTAAACTAGAAAACTGCTTCCTGTGCAAGGGAAGCAGTTTTTGTTTATGATAGCATCATCTTCGTGAAGGCTTCTTCAAGTGATGCATATAGGTCTGTATCTTTACCAATAGGTAAATCAGTTGGTGAAAACCATTTCACTTGTACTGTAATATCATGTCTCTTAACTTCAACACGATGATAGTCTTTACCATCGTGTTTGACTAAGTGATTAGATATTTTCTTGCTGGTTGAGTTTAATAACTCCATTTTCTACGTCTTTAAAGTAAAACTTAATTTCACATTTCTTGATCTTACCATTGTCATAGTAAGTACACTTGTAAGGTTGTTGTACAACTTCTTGATGTTCTCTGTCAGCGAATTCAATATTATTGATTTGAGTAAATAAAGATGCTAATGCCATTTCAGCATGACTTTGAATGTCATTACCTAATGTAATCAGCATTTCTTCACTAATATCAACTTCCATTGTAGCTTTAAATGATGTACTGAGAACAGTACCATCTTCATTGTATCGAATTGTAGCGATACCAATTTCTTTCTTTTCCATGATTTTATGTTATAATACTCGATACACCATAATCTGTCTGTATCTGTAAACGGGTTTAAATTTGTCGTTGAGTTCCATGTAATGTCCTATACTTCCTGCTTGATTGTAGAAAATATACTGTCCTTTATGTACAGCTTTACTTAATTGTTCTACAAATAGCTTAGCAAGTTCTTGTCTTGCCATAGGTTCATACATAAATAATGCATCATAACCCTTCAGGTCATCTTGTTGAATTTTCAACAGATCTTTCAATTTAAGATTAAATGTGCCAGCATATTCTGCAATAGATGTGAGAAAGCCTAGTTTAGCATCTTTAACGAAAACTTCTTCATTATCAATACCATCTAATGCAACTGAATATTTATTAAGAAAATCAAATCGTTTATCACTTGAAACTACTTGAATAACTTTTCTAACAGCTAACAAGAAAAATCCTGCTCCTGCTCCCATATCTAACATCTTCTTGATTTTAAAATGTTCAATAAGTTCCACTATGATGTAACTCATTTCAAAGTGTGTTGGGATATAACCCCATTCACTTCCATCTTCTCCCTTTGGTCTACCAACTACATTATTGTAATCAGAAGCGTATTTGTTACGAGTAAAGAAGTCATATACACCTTTCATAGCATGTATTTTCTCTGCTATATTAAACATGCTCTTCTTTTGAGTATCGTTCAATTCAACAACAGGTTTTAGTGCTTTAAGTTTATCTCTAAAAGTTTTTCTTGGTTTTTTAGTTAATGTTTCCATGATTATGCTGCTTTAAAGTAATAAGGTCTTCCATCTTTCATGATAAGTTCATGTCCTGCTGCAATAGCATCTTTTCTGTGCATCGTTGAAAATACACCTTTGTCTACAACTAATGCTGCGTGCCATGCTGAATGATGAGCATTTGGTGAGTTAATCAGTTTGAATGAATACTTTACACCATTATTAATTGATGGATGCATTGACAATCTGATGTGATCGCCAAGATTAGCACGAACTAAGCCTGAATATGCTTCATTTCTGAGCATCATTTCACGAGTTAGAATTTTTGCTCTCTTTGCTTGCTGGTTCTTTGAAGGGAAATCAAGATATGCAATCTCCTCTTCCATAAAACGCAGCATACCACGATATAATGTATTAACATCAGCATCTAATAAGATTCTACGACTAAGTTCTTCTTCAGTAATACCAAATTGACTAGTCAATTTACCTTGTAATGTATTAATTGTTGAAGTTCTATCATAGAAATCTCTTAGATTTAAAATTCTTACTGGTGCTGATCCAATCATATCAGTTGAAATCTCCTGATAGGCATCCACAGTATTTTCACTAACACCAAGCACATCACTAAAGGCAAAGCCATCTGATGCAATGGTAACAATGATTCCCGGTTCATATACAGATTTAACTGCAAGATTGAATGCATCGAAATTAGCTAAAGTTGCTTCTTCTGCCATATCAGGTAGAGTTCCAAGTACTTTATCACGAGTATTGGTAGATTTCATAGGAAATCCCATGATTGAAAATAAGATAGGTTTGTTCTGAGAAACAAACACGTTAAGTTTGTCTCTCAGTACTGATTTACCTATCAAATCATATTGGTCTGTTGCTAAAGGGTTCATTCTGAAACCTTCAAAAATCTGAAGTATTAATCCAAGTGTGTCCATGATTTGAATGTGTTTTTGTTTTATTGTGGTTGTCTACATGCTGGGTAAGGACAGTCAACTGATGGTTCATCTTTTACAGCATTTCGACTGTCATATTTTTTAATAGCATCTTCCAATCCTTGTAAAGGATTATCTTTAGTAGTATCTTCTTGTTTAACATCAGAATTGATGTTTTCAGGTGCAGTTGCATTCTTAACAGGATGATCAAAAGTAAATTGAGCCATTTTCACAGCAACTGCTGATTGAGTTGATTGTTCTCTTCTTTCTTTACGCATGTTTGCAAGAACAGCAAGAAGTTCTATTGCATCATGTGTAAGAGCAATTGTAGTTCTTGTGATGTTTTTTGGTTCAAAGATTGTTTCGGTAGTTCTACCAATAATCTTTTTCATTCTTCTGCGCATGATGATAATGTAACCATCACCTTTTTCTTTGTCCATAAGAGTAATTTCAACTTTGCCTGTTCTACCTTGAATAGCATTATCAAAGTGTCTAACCATAAGAGTTTTACCAATGTTCGATAACTTTGCATCGTTTTGTTCTGTGTTCATGTGTTTAACTTATTAATGATTAATTTAAAAAAAGAGTGCAAGGTTAATTGCACTCTTATCTGGCCTTGTGGTATTTATTACACTTCAGGAAATACAACAGTACCATCTACGATAGCAATGTTATGAAACTGATGAAATGCTTCTTTAGCATCATCATTTAATTTCAATAACGTCAATCCCATTCTTAACGGGAACGTATCAAGTAAATGACTTGCTGTTTCTGATGCTATTACAGCATTGTCTTGTACTCTGAAACCATGTGCTTTCATTACTGGTGGACCAGTAACTACAATGTAATGATCTCCATACTCAGGTACATTAGTACTTCTTACAAGTACAACATCACCTTTTTGAAGATACATACCATCTTTTGAGTTAATGCGTTTAACATCAAAAGGATTCAATGGAAAATGAGCAACTGTGTAAGCATTGTCTCTTCCATCACGAGTATGCTCAGGTAAATAATGTAACGATACAGCATTGCCAACTGATACAAAGTTATGTACAAGATTGACTCTTGTTACATCAGGCTTTTGCATTTGATACTCAGATACAAATACACCTTTCTCTTTGATCTCAGTTAATACTGGTCTTACAATGCGATGTTCAAGGTCAACAATACGATAAGTATTTACACGAATGCGTCCTGAAAGAACTTCTTCATGCATATAACCATCAGAATGACCATGTACAGGTGATGTAAATCCATCTCCCCATCTCGCAATGACCAATTCTTTTCCTTCTTTCCATGCTGTTTGACCAGCATAAGAAACTACAGGACTCGGCGCCTCCATTGCAATGATTGTACGATCAAATTCTCCTTTTGCTGGTTCGTTTTCAAGTGTCCAATCATCTTTCTGCAACTGTTCTGACAAGTGCTGCATAACTTGTTGCGTAACATTAATCTTCTCTTGAAGATATTCATCACCATCTGTAAGTACAGGTAATGATTCAAAGTATTGTTCATATCCTGCTCTGTACATTTTCATGTGTTCAGGTTGTCCAATGTAAGCGATTTTTGCAATGTCTTCTACAGGTGTAGTACTTGCATTAAGATGTGTTGATCTTTCTAATGTGTCCATGATTATAAAGGTTTAATTGTTTTTAAAATGTGAATGTAAAAGCAGCTATTAAGTTTAAGATAGCCATGATGAATGAAAATATTCTCCATGCTTTACCTGCTTTATTTCCTTCTGAAATTACATAGTAATCAATTGCTATCATTATGAAAAGAATAATAGCAAGTATTAAATGAAGTGATTGCATAACTTAAATGTTTGATTTGTTTCTGAATATATTTGTTGATTTAGACTTCATTGGTTTAGAAGTACTGTACTTAGCATTGGTTGATTTCTTAGCAAGTTTATGCTTATCGACACCTTTACTACTCTTCTTAGGATGATTAGTAATTTGAAGTGCACGTTCTATTTTTCTTGTTGATGCTGATATAAGCATCAGACCTCCAAGTATTACTTTAAGTGAGTTCTTCATTGGTGTTTTAAATTTAAATTGTTGATAACTCGTAATTAGTGAGGGTTTTGAGCAGATTAAAATGTAAAATAAAAAGATAGACTACACATAAGGAGCAAGTTCTTCAACTGCTCCTTAGTATAGTCACCTCAAAATAAAGTCAACACAACTTTAATTCTTTAATGTTTTCTCTTGGTTTTTACAACTGATAGTCAAGTCATATAGCCCTAATAACAAGTAAGGATTAAGCCTTAAATGTCGTAACAGCAATACGCTGATCTATAACTTGATTGAGTGCGTATCTAAAACTCATCTTCTCTATCAGTTGTCATCAAATCTACTTGTCGTACCTACAGGAGAGAACCAATCCCCTTATAAAACAAGTTGTACTCTTTGAAAGTACAGAGAAATGATAACTTAAACTACATCAGTCTTGACTGGGATGATGAAACTCCCACCAAATGTTATCGCGACTTACATCAAGACTGATATGTTGTAGTTATTTAGTGAATAGGTGTATCGAGATCAATCTCTTTCTTACCTTTGAAACGAAATCCTTGTTCTTCCATCTTATCTTTCATGTGATGTCTTTCAATATGCTTGTTAGCAATATTGAGTTTTGTTTCAGCATCATCAAGTTTGCGATAAATGATTTGGATACGTTCTTTTTGTTCTTGCGACATAGATACTAATGTCAAATTCTCTTCAATCAATTTATCATTGATTTTGTTCATCTTGATAAGATCTGCTGCCTTACTCTTACCAGCAACAATAAGTGCTGATATTGTAATGAGTAAATAGGTGATGAATATGGCTAGTGCTATAAAAGCAGTCCATATAATAAACGGTTGTGTTAGTGTTGAGTTCATTTTAAAGTTTGTTATAAATTTCAATTGCAGTAACTAAGCTGCTACCATCATATACCACTTCATAAGCAGGATGCTTAGCAGTATAATGTCTTACTTCAATACGTGCAAAAGCACTTAATCGTGTAAAGCGCACATTAACAAGCATTTTCTTGTATCCAAATCCATCAGATGCATAACTTCCATACATATCTGTTGTATAAAGATTGTCGATTACTGTATCAACAGTTAATTCGCTAGTTATTTGTGTCATTAGTCTAAAGCTAGAATTTCAACTATGAATGTTCCTGTGATTTTAAAGTTGCCTTTTAATGATATTCCACCAAGTGATGTAGTACCAGCAACAGTAAATGATTGTCCTTCTGATGTTAAAGACTTGAATGGTAACTGTTCAGTTTCGCTTAGATTTTCATCATCAACGAGTTCCTCATTGTTATCTTCTCTACCTAAAGATATAGCATGAATACGTTCAGCATAAGCTGTATCATCTTCATCATGTCTTTGAACAACTTGTGCTCTAAGATTAGCAATGTCTTCATTGAATTGGTTAGCAAGTCTTACTCTTTCTTTACCTTCTTCAATAAGTATAAGTCTTTGCTTTTCACGCATCTTGAGGAATTTAGCTGATGTAATAACACCATCAAGTTTTCCCTCTTTTGCAGCGTTATAGAACTTGTAAGCAATTGCTGCAACTGTTCTCTTAGGTATTAAAGCATTAACCAGTTTAAATGCTGATTTGAAATTGGTTGATTGCTCAACTGCTTCAACAAGATAGTTGAATTCCTCATCAGTCCAAGGTAATCCTATTGTATTCATGTTGTTTATGTGTTAAGTTAAAAAAATAGCTGTCATGGTAATCACAACTCAAAAAAAGTATCATGTCAATAAAACTAATATCGCGACCATGACAGCTAATAAAAACTCCTTGAATAGTTGTACCTTCTGAGTACATTCACTTATGTTACTATTCAATCAAAGATAACAGAACGAGATGCTTATTACTAAGCGTTATCTTTGCATTTTGACACTAATATATTTTAATAAATAAACTTCCAATAGTCTTACGCTGTTAATCTGACCTAATTCTATCGTGTCGATACACTTTAATATGTATTAATAGGTACTCCTTAGAGTTTTATCTTCAGGACTGGAATGTGACACCTGTATTGGAAGTTTAAATGTTAACCTAATTGTTATCTCGCTAATGTGTATAAGGTTGCATACACAATTACATAGTTATTACTGTCCCGAATAACGTGGTTTTATTTAACTTCAGTTGTATCAGTTGATGCTACTTGTGGTAGTTCTCTTGATAGATCAGTTCTGTATTCTGTTTCTACTGTATTTGGACCACTAAATTGATATTTATGGTCAAGTACTATTGCTGTTGTAATTATTACAGTAACAGCAACGATGAATGTCCAATTCATAATTAACGGTATTCAGTATTAGACACTTCAACTTGTTGATAAGCTGTAAGCAAGTTAACAGTTCTGTGAAAGTCAACTTCATCTTCAAGAAGTTTAACATAATCTGCAATAGAGTCTGAATCATCAATATCAGCCATCATTCTCTGTTTAATTTCTCGAAATGCTCCTGATGGTAATAATGAAGCGAGTCTCCGAATCACATTGAGTGATACAATTGCTGCTTGTGTGTTGTTATCAGGTACGAAGTTAATTACTTCTTTACCATTTACTGTAACTGTTGTTGTTTGATCTTGTGTTCTCATGATAGTGTTGATTTATTTATGATTATTTAATTGTTTACCAAGTTTGTTCTTCTCTTTGTTCAATATGCATAAGCACATCAGTTTGATTGTTAATCAAATCGTATTTAATAAGTCTGCCTCTCCAAGATACATAAGTTAATACATCTTTAATACGAAGTATTGGTTCATTAAAATTAATTAAATGTTCTAACTTTGCAATCGTATCTTGTAAATTTGTTCTTCTTTCTATAGACATATCATTAAATAAGCTAAGATGAAGAGTTTCAAGTCTTTTTAATCGTGCTTCAGGTATCTTATACCATCTTTCAGCATCATCAAGTGTCATAAACATGATATTAATGTGTTAAGTGATACAATAATGCCCATAACATAGATGATATGGTACAACAGATTGAAAATGCAATGTTCTGTTGCTTAATTGTCCACTTATTATAGAATGCACCTTGTATTAATAAGGTGAATACTGAAGACAATAATGCAAAGAAGAATGTAATTGCTGGATAATCTCTGAATATTTCCATGATATTTGAATTAAGGTTAATGAATGTTCATGTTCTCCAATTTAATTATTACTCCTGTAAGTGATATAATTGTGTTAAAGAGTTCTTGTTTCTCTCCTTGAGGTATTTTGAAATAGTTTACTACAGCATCATGTGATACATTACAAGTATCTTGCATAAGCTGAAATGTGTATTCAGTTGATTTATCAAGAGCATCACACAATTGATGAACAGCAGCTAATTGAAGTTTAGTATTGTATTTCATTGGAATTAAATTGAGGTTAATAGATGTGATAATTGGTAATTTGGCTATGAATTGCATGATATTGAAAGTGAGTGAAATAGAGATGTGGTTCAGAGACATGTGTATTGTCTCCTTCACATTCACACTCATGTTCTCGATCAAAATAAAAACTCCTGAAACATTATGAACATCTTCACAAGCATTGACACTATCTATTCACAATATTATCAGGAGTTTCTCAATAGCTAATAGCAACAAGACTTATCAACTCATAGATTGCTAGTAATTAGTGAGGGTTTTGAGTCGAAGCATTATATCAAAAAAGGACGAAATAAAAAGAACGTAATGCACATTGCTGTACATTACGTAGTTCTTTACAAGATAACTTCAGCAGGTGTGTATGCCACAATCCTGTGTGCTGTGTATTTGTCACCGCTATCAGCTGTTTTCTCTTCAGTCTGAATATCGAGATTCAACTTCTCACCAGCTTGTAGCTTGGCAACAGTATCTTTCCCAATTGATACAGCAACACGATTAGTGTTATCCCAATGACGCATCCAAACAGTTGGTTTGTTCTCTTTGTCCATTGCTGTGTTCAAGTTAAGCTGAGCGTAGCCTAACTTGGTTTTGATTTCATTCAAGTCCATGATTATAAGGTATTATAAGTTTGTGGCAATATTGCCAAGTATTTGTAAGGGTTTTGAGACAACGTTAATCATCTGATTCAACTATCTTAACAGCTATGCAGCTTGTTAAGGTAATTAGCAACATCTGTGCAACAATTGTAACAAATGTGTATTTGCTTGCAATGAATGCTTGTCCCCAACTGAATAGTCCTTCAAGGACAATAAGGATTAGGAAAGCAATTGACAATGCAATGATGTAATTGATAAGCGGTTTAGCTAGTTTCATGATATAAGTTTTAGTGTTATTGACTTAGTATTTGTAAGGGTTTTGCGTTATTACATGTTATGATACAACACATCTTGAGATATGTATGTTAGATACCAACCAGTCAAGGTAGCAGCAACACAACAAAGATAAGATGTGATGTAGTCATAAAATAAGCAACACAAGTTCACGAGATAAAATGTACAAAGAACTAGTGAACAAGTGCTGCTGTAACAATCATATATTCCCGCCCTGAATTACGATGAAATAAACTTCATGGCGGGGTACTTGGATTGCTTGAGATTAGTACGGGTCTTGACTCAAGGTACTTTACATCCTCACTCTTTTCAAAAAAAATTTTATTTTATAAAAAATGACACTTAACCTGAGTTCTATCAATCTAAGCCTATCTCGTGAAGTCCCATCATCATTGACTTCAAGCAGTCTACTTATAATCATGTAAACAAAGTTCTACATTATGTAACATTTTACTTGCACAGTTGAATCTTTTGTTATATCTTTACATCAGATAAAAAACTCATACACTATGACAGAGTTAGCAAAATGCTCTGATGCTGAATGTGTGAGGACTGCAAACAAGTTTGAAAAAGGATTTTGAATAGCTGAGAATGATCTTCTCATGAAGCGAGTAAACTTACCCGAATAAACTTTGAAGTCATGCAAGTAGCAGTTCAGCATCTCCTGAGCAATAAAGAAAAGTAAATCCTACCTTATATATTATATGGTAGGATTTTTTATTTGCAGTCTATTGTAATTTGTATCATATTTATTCTTATATTTGTTCATAATTAAACTGAATATTATGACAGCAGCAGAAGATTTAAAAAAGACATATCCTACTTATCCTGAAGTTAGGACAGTACTTGTTAATAAAAGGAAGATAGTACATAGTACTTTATTTAGATTATTAAGAGATGAGAAGTATTACTTAATACCTGTAAATGAAGAGTACTATGTTGGAGAGATAACAACAGGAACATTGCTTGAAGCACAACAAATATTTCAACGCAAGTTACACATGGTAGAACATTTATGGGTTATATCTAATGTAGTAAATCACCAAGGAGAACTGCTTAATGTATTGGATAATGACCAACAAACAGAGAAAGAACGTATTATTAATTTAGACCCTATATTAAAAGCAGCAGATGAAAACAGCAGACGAAACTAAACAGATCATACCAACTTATCCTTTAGTAATGGCTAAGTTAACAGATGATGCATTTGAGAAGACATTGAATATGCAGACATTGTTGAGGAAGTACTTAGATGGTAAGTATTATTTGATACCATGTAGAACTATCTTTCCTATGGGTGAAGAAGTTACACAACAAGGAATATCTAATTGTATTCAAACATTTCATGAAATGATGTATAAAACTTTGATTAGTTTTAAGATTACTGAAGAAACTAAAGGAGGTATTATTGAAGATGATGTTCAGGTAACTGAAGCAGAAAGATTAGAAGTATGATACCAAATGATGGGAAGAGAAAGGTGATGCGAGGAGTTGATAAAGTAACTCTTGCTGCTGATTTTGACTTTGCTATGGAGGTCATTGATTATATGTTAGGTGATTACATTGGTGAAGGACAAGATAGGATTGTATTTGAAGCTAATATCTTTGAGAACTGTGTTGCTAAAGTTGAGTACACAAGACCTACTGTATATAATCAGAAAGAGTACTTAGTATGGAGAGCGTATCAAGGTACTACAATTGAACAATGGTTTGCTCCTTGTGTAGACTTAACATTTGGAGGTAGTATTCTTGTACAAAAGAAGATTGAACTTGTTACAGATGATAACCGACACTTAATACCTGATGTTATACCAAGTATCTTTGAAGATGTAAAGTTTAGTAACTGTGGATTTTATAATGGACACTTCTGCTTTTGTGATTACAGTAGTGTATTTAATCAGTCAATTGAATTGGTAATGAAAGACGTTAAGATGAAACCATTTGAATCACATCTCAAAGAAGAGATATTTAAAGAAGGAGAACAAGTAAGACTAAGATTATGACAAAGATAAGAATTGAAACCTCTAAAGGAACTACTTGGTTTGAATATGAAGAATGGCTTTATGAACAAAGATGGAAAGCACAGAAATTTGGAGATGCATTACCAGCATTCTTAAAGATGAATACTTTACCAGCAGTTATATATCCAAAGAACTATACTTATGAACAATGGATGGCTTATCATAGAAGACAGAAGTTAATGGGAATTTTTGCAGAAGGAATGACTAAGTTAGTTGAACAATGTACGAATACAAATTGGTGTCAATTTTTAACTAAGAAAGAACAAGATGAATAACTGGAAAGGTTGGAAGAGAAGTTTAAAGGGAGTTAATCATACTTCTCCATTAGTAGCGTCTCAGGCACAAAGCCCAATATCATCTTTTGCTGGTACAAGACAAGGAATTATGGAACAGATAGAGAACAGAGAAGCCATTAGTTACAAAGAAGATATGATTTCTCATTTTCTTAGTGATAATTTTACCAATAGAATTAGACCAAATGAAAGACATTTTAAGTTTTTTACAGGAGAATGGGGAATGTGGAAGTTTAATTGGGTATTAATGTATGGTGAAGCAATTGAGAAAGCTTCGCATATTAAACAAGGTAAACACATGAAAGGTACTTATATATCATTGTTTCAGAAAAGAAGTAACTATAAGTTACTTGTTGAAGGTACTACATTTAGATTCTTTAAAGGTACAAAACAGATACAAGTATTCTATGATGTAACAAATGAATGGAATATATCGAAAGGAAAAGATATAACTGATCCCGATGTACCATTGAAGATTCAATCAGTTAATATGTACATTGATAAGTTATATAAAGACTGGGAACTTGAGAACATAGAAATGGAGTATAATACTACATTAGATAAACTTAATAGATTAGTAGACAATGCCACAGATTATACAGAAGACAGTAACCTTACCTAAGAATGAGTTCTTCGAGAAGCACTTAGAGATAATCAATCCTCTGATACCTAAACATCTTAGATTAACTCCAATGGAGATCAAAGTAGTGGCAGCATTTATGGGATTTGAAGGAGAAGTTGCTGAAGAAGATAGGTTCTGTACAGCATTGCGAAAGATAGTAATGAAGAGATTAGGTATTACAGGACCGGGACTTAGCAACTATATTACACAACTTACACGAAAAGGTGTAATCACAGAGAAGTTAGATGGAGGATTAAAAATTCTTGATTACTTGCTTCCTGAACAAGGACAACAATTTTATCAATTTAAACTATACAAACAAAATGAAGCATCAACTCAAAGTACAACAAGTAACTCTTGATGGTAAAGATTACCTAGAACTTGTCAATAAGATAGAAGAACTTGAAAAAGTTGAAAAGACCTATAATGAAAATGTAACTTTCATTGAAGTATTATTACTTAAACTTGATGATGCTGGAATTAAAGTTAACACAACTAATTTAGCAGATAAAACTAAACCTATAGAAATTAAAACATCTGTACTTAACACAGCATCAATCAACGTAACAATAATCATTGAAATCGCAAACATCAGATAACATGGACACAGAAGAGAAAATAGGATTACAAGAACCAGTACTTTTTTACGAAATCAATACATTACCTTATGGTGTTGATATAGATCAAATACATAACATCTTCAGAGAAGAAAGATTAGTTATATATGATTCATTAAGATGTGGATTTAAAGGGACAGATGGAAGACCTTATGTTATATCTACTAACCCTGAAGAAGCACCTTATATGGTGGTTGACTCAAAGCACATGACTGGAACAGAAGTTAGAGAACTCGTTAAAACTATTGGTACATTAATTGATACTAAGAAGAATGAAATCGAAAGCAAGATCATGGGTTATTGTTGTGGAGGAGAAGGAGAACTAATGACAAAGTATGCATACTTTATCAAGTACATTAAGAAAGCAGTATCAGGTAATGATGAGATAGGTAAAGAGTTTGATGAAACAAGACACTTGCATAAATTTCCAGCATTATCTGTAGAACAATTAAGACAACTTAAACAACGATTCAAATGAAAAATGTAGTACTAGTATATGATTTAGAAAGCTGTCCATCAGATTATGGTATCGAAATGGATAAAGTAGGTAAAATATTTGAAGAACATGGAGTAGTTCTTTGGACATCAAAAGATAATGGTACAGAACCTAAACTTTATGTAAAAGAAATAGGTGATAAAATGGATTTCAGAGTTATTGATTTATCAACTGACTTTGCAAACAGAGCAGAAAAGGATACAGAAGAATTCATTAGTAAACTATTAAGTAAAGAAGATGAATGATATACCAAGAGAAGTATTAGACAAGTTATCTTTTGAAGATTTAAAGAAAGAGATCGAAGATTTTGCAAGTCAAGCTGAAGTATTTCAAGACAGAGCAGAAATGAAATGGAAAAAAGAAGATGATGCACTTCAAGATTACGATGAAGTAATGACTGAAAAGAATAGAGTACTTGTTGAATCAGATAGACAGATGAGTGGTATTCGCAAAGTAAGAAATCCAATGAAACATTTAACACCTAAAAAGAAAAAGAGAAGATAATGGCACAAGCAATAATTAATTTGAGAAAACAAGTACCTATGCAACTTGTTGAAAGAATGCTAATGTTACAGAACATTAGAGAGATAGGAGTACAGAACTTACTTAAACTCCAAGATAGAAAGTTTAGAGTATTCTTACTTGAAGTCGAAGGAGAAACTGAAGAAGATCAATATGAAATTGATTGGGAGTTCTGTATCTTTGCAGCTACATCATTTCAGTTTAATGCGTTGATGGAATGTTTTGTCCCAAAACAAAAACAAGAAGATGAACCTCAACGAGAGTCAAACATCATTATGCCTGACAATAATATTGAAGATGATAGACCACCATTAATACTTGTATAATACATGAAGATCGACAACCCTGAATTACAGAAAGAGTTCTATGAACTCGTAAAGAGAGACTATCCTACTATGACTCCCGAAGAAATACGAGAATGTACTTCGTTTCAGTATCAACATACAAGAAACAATATACAAGGAGGTAAGTTACCTGTAATAAGGTTAACTTACTTTGGTACATTCTTAGTACTTCGAGGGAGAGCAGAAGGTACATTAGTGACAATGAAGAGAAAGTTTGAAGAACTTAAAATGGATGGTAAAGATTACTTTAAGTATAAGAACCAACTTGAATTGTTTTTAGAGAAGTATAAAGATGATACAACAATAAACGAAGAAAGAGATGAACTCAGTGATACAGAAGTTGACTGACAAAGGATTTAATGGAGCAGATATTCATTGGTTTTTAATGAGATTTGACATACAGATTATTATTCCAATACCTTTGCCTATACATGGTTTAATATGTATTCATCCTGATGATACCAAAGAAGATATTGAACAAAAGGTCAAAGAACTTGAAGATAAACAAGAAGCGTGGAGGAAAGCACAATTAAGTATTAACAATAAAGGTTGGGAACTTGCTAATATAGCTGCTGACTTTGAAATACCAAGATAAAGATGAAACAAGAGAAATATTACACACCGAAGATTGAAGAGTTTCATGTAGGATTTGAATATGAGGATAGACAACTTGGATATGGAGAAACAAAAGATTTTGTAAAAAGAGTATTTAAAGTACAAGATAAAAAAGGAGTGTTCTTATCAATACTTGATTGGATTCAAGATAATCTAATTGAAGTGAGAGTTAAGTATCTTGATCGAGAAGATATTGAATCACTTGGATTTGTATATGATACTTCACTTACACCTATTTCAGATAGGTATATTCAAATAGGTAGGTATATTCAAATAGGAAATGTTACTACTAAGTTACTTCATAACAAAGAAGATCACAAAATACGTATTGGTGTACAAGATATTGAGATATTCAACGGCACGATTAAGAACAAATCAAAATTAATTGATATTTTCAATGTAATAAATTTTCAATACAAATGAATAAATATTTAAAAATTAGTAATATATTTGCGTATCTGCAAGGTTACTGGCGTTATCATTTTTATTATAGTACATACTTTAAATGGATGATAAGACAGCATATCTTCGAGCAGATACAGTATCGAATATCAAAGATGGATATTAAATGCTTTGAAGATGGAAGTTGTAAGATGTGTGGTTGTGATACTACAGCATTGCAAATGGCTGATAAAGCTTGTGACAAACCTTGCTATCCGAAGATGATGAATAGAAGGAATTGGAACGGGTTTAAGAAGGTAATGAACATTGAAGTGAAAGATGTTATTATAGTTAAACGTGATATATACAATACGGGACTGTATGCACCTGATATATTAAATGCTCCAAAAATGAAGTATGTAGCACCAACAGTAGGAGAAATGTATTATATAATAGGAGTTGATCCTTATAAAAAAGAAGAAGATGGAGAAACATTGGAAAGAAGTTGAGATTAATTTTGGTACAATTAGAGAAAATACATCTAAGACTATTATTTTTACAGCACTTAACACTATTCCTGAAATAGTTGATATTTCAGCACAATGTGGTTGTACTAAACCTAGTTATGATAAAGAAAATAAGTTGATGAGTGTGAAGTTTAATGCTGGGTATATTCCAAAACATCTAACAACTACTCAACCTGTAAGAAAGATGATTACAGTAACTTATAAAGATGGTAGTCAAGAGATACTATTTATTACTGGTACTAAAGTTAAATAATATGAGAGATTTAAGACCTGCTGAAAAGATGATATTGGAGATAACAAACTTGAATAAGTTTGATGCATACTTCTGTAAGAAGCATGGTCTTTTTATGTCTCGTAAGAATATTGAGAATCCAAACAAATGTCCTCATTGTGTAATAGATGCTACACCTTTAGAGAACGCTGAACAATTACAAAAAGATATAAAAGATGGCAAATAAACTATTGGTAGCAGATTATGTAAGACTATCTAAATCTAATCCTAAAGTTGAAGAGGAGTTCAAGTACTTCAAAGAAAATATCTTTGGACATACTCTTAAATGGGAAGGTGGTAGCAAGCTGCATAACATTAAAGGAGATTCAGGTGGTTGGACATTATATGGTATTGCTTATAATAAGAATGCTGAAATGTTCAAGAACTTTGATGATTTCAGAGATACTACTTATGAAGAAGCAGCAGCTATTGCTTATGTAAAATATTACAGAGCAATCAATGCATTTATATTACCACTTGCTGCAAGACTTGTTTACTTCGATACTGCTTATAATATGGGTAATACAAGAGCAATCAAAATCATGCAGAAGTGTGCAGGAGTACCACAAGATGCTCTTATTGGACCAGCAACAAGAGAAAAAATGATCTATGTTACAGAAGATTGTTTATACATTGAAAGAAACAAATGGTATAATCAACTTGTGATGAAGAACAGATCACTTAGTAAGTTTCTGAAAGGATGGATGAATAGATCGCTTGCAATATTTAAAGTATAAGATATGGCAATACTATTTATAGTTGAAGGAAGAATAGTTAAACCTAATGTTGAAACATTACTTGTATCTCCTTTTAAAGAAATATGGGAGAGAGATGAAACATCAACAAAAGATCATGCTATTGAAGACTTCTCTTATATGGAGTTTTGTACATCTGAATTAGAGAGCAATCCTTTTTCAGGTTATAATCTTGATATAAGAGAACGCAAGGTACGTGAGCAAATTATCACGAGAGAGAACTGGGAAGAAGATGAATTTATTCTTGCTGGTAAAGCGAGCATTATTCAATTCCAAAAAGAAGCTTCAGCAACTTATACATATTATATGTCAGCTAGAGCCGCTGCTGAAAAGATGCAAGACTTTTTCAATACATTTGATATGGGAGCAGTCAACTTTAAAACAGGAGCATTGATTTACAAACCTAAAGAGATAACCTCAGCATTAATTGATACTGCAAAAGTTCTTGAGAACTTGCAAACTTTAAAGAAGAAAGTTGATGCAGAATTGTTTGATGAAATTAAGAACAAAGCACAGAAAGTGATTAGTCCATTTGCTAATCCATCTAGCTTAACAGATATGAGATAATGGATGTAAGAAGTTCAAGTGGAATATGGATTAACTCGCAAGTGTTTCGTGAAGAAGCTTTGAGGTTTATGAAGTATGGTAGTTACTGTGCTGATCCTTGGGGAAGTCCTGACTGGTTTAATTACTGGCAAGAACAACGAAGAAGATGTATTGAAGGCTATGCAGTAGGTGGTGCTAGGATAACTGGTGACCATTACTTCTACTTGAACTTTTGTCCTATTCAGAAAGTTGAAGATACAAATGCTAAAGTATCACGAAAGGTACTTGAGTTTCCTGATTACTGGGATGGTGATTACAATTACTTTTGGGTAAGAGAGATAGCCCGTAATGGTATATTAAGTAATGGACTTGTTACTAATGATCGTGCAGAAGAAATTTATCATTTAGATACTTTAGAGAAAGCTATAGAACTTAAGAAAATATTTGAGAACCTCCACTTAGAAGTCAAAATTGAACCTGACTATCTACTTGGAGGTTTCAATTTGATTGTAGGTAAGTCAAGACGTAAAGGATATTCATATAAGAATGCAGCAGTAGCAGTTAAGAACTACTTATGTTATCCTAAATCATTAACTATCTTTGGAGCATACGAAAA